ATGTCAAAATTTAGGAATATATCGATTTATCCTAAAGTAATTGACAAGAAGAAGCTTCAAAAATTTACCACTGAAGAAAAACAAAAACTGACTAAAAAGGGTTTTAGGTGGTATGTTTACTATTCATTTAAAGAGCCGGGAAGCGAAAAATACGTTAGACAGCGTCCTATTTATTTAAATGTAAATAGAGATTTTCCTGAATTTGATGATCGATTTAGGGAAATTCATTTAATGAAGGATGGTATTTCGCAAGCCTTGAAACAAGGTTTTAATCCATACGACGAGCTTTTAGAAGGTGAAATAAGCCTGGTTGACGCTTTGCAATATTCTTTATCAATTAAAAAGAAAGAAGTCGGCGGGCGTACCTACTCTACTTATGAAGTTCATGTAAATAAATTTATTGACTGGATAAAAGGTAACGGCTACTCAAATACACCAGTTAAGAAGGTTTCAAAAAGACTTGTTAGTCGATTTCTTATTCATATATCCGATACTACTTCCAACAGGACCAGAAACAATTATAAGACTTCTTTAGGTGTAATTTTTGAAAATTTAGTACAAAATGAATATCTAGATAGAAATATTGCTCACGATATTCCACAACTTAAAACAGTAGAAAAAAGAGATCAGACTTACTCAGATGCTCAAGTCGAAAACATAATCGAAAACTTGAGCGATGATAAAGTTATGTTGATGTTTATCTATTTTGTATCATACCTTTTCTGGAGGCCAAAGGAAAACTGCAGACTCCAGGTTAAAGATATAAATCTCGAACAGCGTCTCATTACTGAGCAAACCAAAACTAAAGGCAGCAAGACTAAAATTATACCTGAGATCATTTTTAAGGACCTCAAAGAATATTTAGAAGGATCTAATCCAAATGATTTAGTTTTCACTCCAGATGGCCCCGGACAATGGGATAGGGATTTAGACGGACGTAGATCTTACTTTACCCTAAAATACAGACGGCTTAAAAAGAAAATGGGAATTGAATCTGGATATACCATTTATTCATTTCGTCATACCTTTATAAGCCGTGTTTACAGGAACTTAAGAAAAGAACATAATAAGGATAAAACCTTGGAGCTGCTTTCCAATATTACAGGCCACGAAAGCAAAGCCTTACTGGATTACATTCACGTAATTGACGCAGACCTTCCAGAAGATTATTCTAAGTATTTAGATGCTCTCTAAAATCTCGGTTTATTTCATATGTCAAAAAGTAGTAAAAGAAAGTTGCTTTCATAGGCTTTGACAATTCCACATTATGAGGCCCATTGTTAAAGATTCTACTTAAGTATGATTTACTTAATGCTAGCTGTTTGATTAAATCATTCCGTTTGATGCCAAACTCTTTCATTCGGCTTTCTATCCAAAATATATCTATAGAATCAACCTCTAATGAAAAAACTACCGGCACCACTTTGCAGCCCGGGAATACTTCACGAGCACGTTGCACCAATTCCTGTTGGTTAAGGATTAAGCCATTAATAAGTTTGGTCTGACTGATTTTTATACGATCTGAATCCAGAACCTCAATTTCAATTCCCATTCGCTTGTAATTCGCTATGGATGTTTTTTGTTGTGTTTCCATTTGATTATAAATTAAAAGCAAGGGCGGGGAGATTATCTCCCCTAGTTTATTTTAATTTCTATTAAGTTAGTAAGATCAAATATTGCGAGCTGTTCATTTTGCTTTGCAAACTCAATCGCTTGTTTTAATTCTGAATTTTTAAAGACTCTTATAGAATCAAAGTAGTACATTTTGTTGTCTTCATTGAGCCAACCTCCTACTATTTTGTTATGATTAAGAGCGTGATTAATAACTTTTTTTAAGGCTTCTTTGCCGAAGCTGTTTTGAGTATCATTGTATGCAACTACAATTCCAAATTTTACAGCTTTTAGAGTTTCAACGTTTAATGTGAAACCTTCAGGATTGTTTTTTGAGTATTCCCAAACTCGGTCAATTAAGTTTTCCATTTTAATAACTTGTTTTGTTAATCGATATGTCAAAGAACCCTTGCTTATTACTGATGTAAAGATAGTTTAAAAGTTTACATAATGGAAACTTTTATTTGTTTATTTTATACTTAAATTTATAATATGGCAGAATTTTGTAAAAAATGCGGGAATGATTTAGGAGTTGGAGGTGAATGGCCACCAGTCTATTGTGAAAATTGTCAAAAGTACTATCCAAGTAACTGGGAAAAGTTCTGCAATTGGTTGTTTAAGTATTCCAAGAAATAAATTATAATCTAATTTATGTATAAAACAGATTATAATTCAAATAGTGAATAATGAAGAAATTTAGATTTGAAAATACGTCTGAAGCTGCTATTGAGGAAGTTCTAAAGCGAGTAGGAAAGGTTCGTTTTTACAAAACGATTGAAAATACAGCGCTTCCAAAACCTAAAATAATGGCTAATTTTAAGTTGGTTTGGTTAGTTAATACCTGTTCAGTTATGTATAAGTATCCTGGCGATACAAGATATTCTCAACTATTTGTAATTAAAGATTACGAAATGCCGGCAGAAGGTTGGATCTGGATAATGTATAATGATTAGAATCTAAATAGGGTGTATGTAAGTGCTATCCCTGCAGATGGCTCTAGTGTAAAATTGCTACTTGCACCATAGCCTACGTAAAGGCTCAATCCCAGACGCTTATTAGGTATGTCTAAAGTGTAGGCGTCTAATCCACTAGTTCTCACTAATGGGTTACTGTTGACAGCTTCAACCCGATATTCAGATTTAAACCAACTTGTTTTTTTATCTCCAATTGCGAAGCTTAGTGTGTTAGGTATTGTTAGATTATCAATGGTTACACCGTTTTGATCTGAAGTTCCGGCTATATTATAATCATCTGTTTTTTTATTCCATTTACGATTGAAGTCATGCGGAACTTTAATCTCATAAGGAATTTCAACTGTATCAATTCTTGCTTCTTGAGTGATGTTACCTGCTGCCGAAATGCTACGGTATTTTTTAACCAGGCGTTTGAGTTGCCCGGTGCTATCTACTTGTTTTGAAAGTAGTATTTCTAAAGCGTTTTTATCTCCGGAAATCGCTTTTTTCTCAGCTACTTCCTGACCTAGCTTATTAGTGTAATAGGAAATAGTATCGTTTAAAAATCCTTGTGTAGATTCTAACGAACTAGCATTATCATTTGCCGAATTGCATTGTCTGAATACAATAAAAATTAAAACGATAATTGCAATATACGGCGCTATTTTTTTAAGTGTTTCCATAGTCAAGTTGGTTAACAGCGATAAAGGCAAAAGTCATTGCGGCTATTAATAAGATGCCTAGAACTATTGCAATTATCTTTTGTTGGAATTTCATTACACGTATTTTTTATAAGCTTTTTCAAGTTTTATATCATAACCATATTTGGCGTAATCTTTACCGTTATAGCCCCTTGCAAATGCAGCCCAATTTTTAGCACGTAAATGACGTGTCAGGTTGTTTACTTCACAAAATTTTACAAAGACTTTTAATTGATTTGCTTCACTCGATTTTAAATAATAATACATATCAGAAGCATCTTTAAACCCTAAACTTTCAGCATTAAAACCCATTATTTGAAAGGCTCCAAAACTCACGGATTTAAAAGCAGCAACAGGATCTATTTCAATAGCTTGTCTGAAACGTAAATGCTCTTTTATTTGCTTTTCCTCAAATGTTCTACCGGTTGCATAATGCTCTCTTGTTTGATACTTAAATACTAGAGTTGGGTATTTTTTAGACAACTCTTCAACATCTTTACCGTTCTCTTTTAGATAACGGTAAAATCTATGCCCTTCAAAGAGAATGACAATAGTGCCGTTATCATTAAAAGCTTTACCTGCAGCTTCCACCTCGTGAACTGCTTTGACAGCCGCTGTCTCAACCCTTAATTCATCGGCAATTTCTTTGTATTGATCTTCGGTTATCATTATTCAACTTTTAAGGTGTCGTGAATTATTATTGTACGAGGCTTTGAAGCCTTTTTTATTCTAATATTTTGGATGCGGTGTTCGTGCCGTAAAGTATCTATCACATCGCAAAGACTATCTATGCGTGTTTTGTTAGATTCTATAATATTGATAAGGCGATCTCTTTCAACTATAGGTAAAAGCTCAGGCATCGCATCTAAGGCACGTTTATTAATTACCGTATTCATCACCCCGAAAACAGATATTATACTGACTATGGCAATGAATATCCAATTAGTTGTACTGTTTTTAGTTTGATTCATCGCTGTCTTTGTTTGGTTGAAAATGTCTTATATCTGCGTCTTTATTAAACTTTGTTATTTTGTTCATAAATCCCACCGGAGGAAAAGATCCGTTAGTGAGAATAGATACATTCATTAATGCACTACCGGCTGGGTATAAGAAAACCATTACTCTCAAGATTAATCCCAAATATTGAGTAATAATATTTGCGTCTGGGTGCAGAAATTGAAACCCCTCAAACAATACACCTACGGCAAAAACTAGAGCCATTTTAGTAATAACTCCCAATATATTTTTCTTGATACTGAAGTCTCGCTTTTTAAGATGGACCACTATACCTACACCGTAATCAATAGCGATGGCTAGAAGTACAAAAAATATGTAACCTCCATTACTGCTTATCCATTGGCTAATCGCTTCAAATAATCCCATAGGTGCAGATGTTAGGATGGCGAGGTACATTGTGCTTTTGAATTTGGCAATGGCAGTACCTTTGTGAATGATCACAAGGTTTTTTATAATAAAGGCTAAAATAACTTTTAGCCCTATTGATATGTATTGCCAGATTATCATTGCTTAGGGTTTAATTATGTGGTGGGTTTTGGTGGAGTGCATAGTTTATATACTTTTTAAGGCTTTTAAAATTGTAGGTGCACCATTCTCAGCAATTTCTCGTGTACCAAATTCTGTGGGGTGTGTTGGGTCTGAAACAGTACCTTCATTACTGTTAGCATACAAACTATTTACTAAAGTGGTTGTGTTTCTAGGAAAAGCATAGTAACGATTATAGCACAACCCCATATCACCAATGAATATATTAGAATCTGTTCCTAGAAAATTATCAAGCAATTGCTGTCTGTAAAACCAGTTATTCTTTAATTTATATATGTGCAACAAAGTAGCCGATTGTATAGGGTCATCAATTGAAGGCAATGTGATAAGATTAATAACAAATTTGCAGTTTGGATTGTGAACTCTTACCGCTGCTATAAATTCATTATAATTATTCATACTTCCAGCAAATGAGGTATTAACAATATCTGACCTAGTGTCGTTATAACCAATGTTAAAAACAACACAATCAATCTTTCCTGTTCCTACACCTGTTAATCCAGTCTGCAACAAATCATTTTCGTCATAATACTGGGCTATGTTAGCTGCGTAGTTATTTATATCAAGTGTACCGGTGGCTGAATTATAAAACTTATTCGGCGCTGATTTTTGAACCATAAACCCTGAAGTTTTACCAGAATAAGATTCGTGTCTAATGCGTCTATTTGGCTGAAAGTTGCCGCCACTTCCATTCTCCCCGCCATTTGTTCCTACCCAATAAGGAGGTAAGCTACCTGCCACTAATTTTGACTTAAATAATTGATCTATGAAATAAGGTAAATTTTGAAATTCTCCAATTGAATCACCGATGTAAAGGCAGTTATACCTAGTCGCTAACGTGTTGTCAAGAACGTCAATATTTATGTTTTTCTGTTTTATTAGGTTTAAATTTTCACTCAACACTCTCAAATTAGCCACTCTTGTAGTTGTGTTATTTGGCGTTAAGAAAAATCTGTACCTGTCATTTTTTCCGTCAATACAATAAAAGGCTCCTTTATAAGAGTTTAAACCGGTTATATTTAGAAGTATGTTATCAAAATAAATAGACTTTTCTACTCCTTTGATAGCTTGATGTGTATCTAAAATTTGAAGCCGTGATTCTGTTATTTTTGGATTTTCATTAGATAGAACTTTTTCTTTAATTAGATCATATTCGCTAATTTCTTTAGCTCCAAGGTATATCACTTTTAAAGTGCGGTCTGGTTTAAAACTGCTGAACTTTCCATAAGATATATCTGAAGATGTCGTAAATGGAAACTGCTCTATTTGACTTGAACCATTATTAAATTCAGGCGTATCAGTCGGGGAATACGCCTTAATTAATTTATCAAATTTGTCATATAAGAGTACAGCTCCCGTTCCTATCAACAGACCTTCATAACGGTAATCTGTAGATGGTTTAAGTAAAACTTTTTCTTCTGTGTATGTAGCAACATAACCAGTACCTAAAATCAAACTACCATCATTTCGCCAATAATACCCCACTTGCTTAAATGAAGGAATAATTAAATCCTGCGCATTGCTCCTTTTTTGAACAGCGGAAGTTTGAATGTATGTTGATTTAGAAGCCGCTGCATTATCATCTGAAGAAGTAGGCGATGGTATTTCTGTAGTGATAGCTTCAAATCCTAAATCAATAATCTCCTTGGTATAAGCCGTTCCCTTTTTATTTATTTTCACTACTGCATTGGTGCGATCTGCAGCTGTAACAGTTATTGTAACCTCATTCGCTGTGCCAGGTGCAAAAACATAATCACCTTCGGTTTTTGCCGTTGCAAAACCATCTACATTAAACGTGGCTGCTGTTTCAGGAGTTATTGGCCCAAAAGATCCAGTTGTTATTGAATTAATCTTCTTTTCGACCTCTTGGATCTTCTGATCAGTTTCTATCTTTGGATAATAATCTGTTGCCATTATATAGTGTTTACGTAGCGCTGCCCTTCAATGCTTATGTAAGAGCCGTCTTCTATTGTTTTAATAATTTCGATTTGGGAAAGATTCTCTGAAATGATCCAGTCTGTAACTGGTATTAATTTGCCGCCCTTGTTTTCACCTCCATTGATAAAAACGCCTCTTATCCAAGTTGTATCTGGAAGCAAATCAATAATCGTTGAGTCACCAGTATTCCAGGTTAAGTCCAAATTAAAATCAGATATATTCTGACCTATTTCCCCTTGTTCATTAACCTTCAGAGTTGCATCTACTTTATTTTCGTAGAACTCTGGAAGTTGTCCTCCTAATTTTGAGGTGTCAGCAGCTACAAACGTTTCTTTGCCAAAAACATATTCAGGTTTAGAATCATCTGTTTCAGATAAATCGCTTTGAGGCCTGATTCCTATCTCAACCCGGTCGATGACTTCCTGAACAATTGCTTCTATGTTATACCAGCTCATTACTTTTAATTTCAGATTTATAGAAACCCAGTTCTTATTAGTGGTTATTTTGTATCCGTCGGTGCAATAGCACTGGTACCCGTAACCGTCATAAACAAAGTGTCTCAATCCTTCCTTAGCGAATAACTTATTTAATTCGGTTATTTTCGTGCTCATTTCCGCTTTAGATGCGTAGATGCCATTGACTTTCACATTAATTTCAGGAGGTTGACGAAATTCGCTAAGTGCATTTGTTTTATCGATGGTCTGTTGAGCTGCTTTGAGTTCTGGAGCATCAAAACCATTTACGTTTTCAACAAGTAAACCAAACTCTGAGAATAGATCGTGACCATCAAGTCTAACTCCGTCTAATTGTGCTACGTTGGCAAGTGCTCCAGATAGATTCGGGTTAAGTTCTATAAATTCAATACTTAAAGTTTTAACTCCTTTGTAGTCTTTCAGGATTTTAACCTGATTGAGCTTAGCTTGAAAATCTCCGTATTCTGTTGATAGCGTTTCTTCGGTTGTAATTTGCTCTAAGACTTTTGCTGAGTTATACCAGTCACTTCCTCTATAAAAAGCTTCAATGATTATTCTACGTGTGCCAAAATAAATGTCTTCTTCACTTATAAGCGGCTCAATCTCATCGCCCCAATCATAGAAGGTTTCTCCTTGACGTGCGGGCATATCTAAATAGCCCGTTATAAATTGAACGGTGATATTTAGGTCTGAAAAATTTATATTGTTGAATGATGTCATTAAAATATTAATTTGTTTGCATGCCAATATGTTCCATCATTTATGAAGGTCCAGCACTCACCAATATTTAATCCGACAAATGCTACGTCTTGATTTGTGAAAATTTGACCTATTACATTTATAACTTTATCCATTCGTTTAACTGTGATAACTCTTCCTTCCGGAATAGAAATTGGATTAGGTAGTGTAATGTCTAAATCTGAAGTGTTGTAACAAGAGAGATATTCGTCAAACTGCTCTACAAAGTATGTGGTTTGTGTTTCTAGTTTTTTTATACCCTTAAACCTGCCCTGTGTTTTCAAATCAAGAAAGTACCCACCGTAGGCTTCAACACCGCTTGGGTTTTCGTTGTTAGCAGATCCAAATACTCCGGCAATAAATTCAATGCCAGCTATATTGTTTATAGGTAGGTTTGAATTTCCCCTACCTATTACTGAAGCATTCCCTTTAATGTTACTTTGAGTTAAAAGAGATATATCTAAACCCGGGAAACCAGCAATTAATCCATTACTACTCAAAAATGAAGATGAAGATTCTTGATAAATATCTCCGTCTCTTAAACAAAACACCGCGCCTGAACTACTATTTAAAGAGATTCTCTGTTTGTAAGGTCTTACTCCTGCAGCACCTTGAATATTTAGTTTGGTAACAAGCTCAATACTACCGTCAATTGCGTTAAGTTGTACTCTGGGTTCTACTTCCTCAGGCTCTTCACTCTCGTAAATCGCTTGAGAAACAACTTGTCCGTTCTGAATAAGCCAGTCGCCAATATTTGCATTTTCAGCGAGTAGCGTGTTTGTAGCAATAATTTCAAAATTGTCGTCTATAAACTGCCAGTTTGCAAGAATGAATTCTGCTGCTTGGTTATCTTCCCCTATGTAGGTGTACCATTCTTTCACACCTTCTTCATTGAACTTAAAAATGTAATCAACACGATTAAGGCTGTTGTGATAAAGTGTTTCAGGATCAAACTCTCCCATATTTACATACAAGGGAGCTTTGAAATTTCCGATGTTGTTGTAAACACGATTAAATTGCTCACTTACATATTTTTCATTCTGATAAATGGTATTCTTTATGTTTCGCTGATCTGATAGTACTTGAGCGATGTAACTTATGGTTACCTGACTTCCTATCTCAAGAGAATATTCAAATACATTATTTAGTTTTTGAGTAAGGCTTAAAATTCTAACCTGAAAATCAATTCCGAAGTCTTCGTCTGTAAGCGTTATAACATCCCCAATATTCAAATCGGTTTGATTTCTGCGTAAATACGGGTAATGTGGTGAAACCTTATAAATTACATTCGGCTGGCTGTACTTCTCCAGATACTCCGTTGCACGTTCCAAAAGTTCTTCTTCTGCATTATCAATATATGCCTGAGGCATTTTAATATTGACAAGAACATATTTATCACCAACTCTCGGCCTGAACGTTTCGTTAGGAGAAGTGTAATCTGTTTCGTCTGTGTAAGGAATCAGTTCTATTTCTTTAGAAGAATCTGTATATTTTAAAATCTCAAATTCACGCCCTGAGAGATCTCCGGTATTGAAAACTACTTTTGCTTTAGCGCCCCCAATTAACTGCTCGTTTATATTGAAGTCTATACTAGTATCTCTGAATTTTGTGATACTTGATGAAGAAGAAACAACTCCGTTTAATCTCGGGTAAACATCTTCAAAGGTTGCGCTTCGCTCAATGGTGCCGAACACATCAACGTTATTTTGGATTTTAGATATTTTAAGTCGAGTTGAGCCGTATTCGTTAGTAATGTTTCGTGCACTACCATAAGGATATAGCACAGTAACCAATTCAGCATTTTGAAGCGTTAAACGCTCGATATCTCGAAGCCCTTTTTTATATTCAAATTTTAGATCAGTTTCAGCACCTATCTTTTTCCGAAAAGTGATTTGCTTTGCCTTCACCTGAAATTCGCAATCAAACTCTGCCGCTAGTTTTTGAAGCGCGGCCAGACAGTTTTCATTATTAAAATTCAGGTTTTTTCCTTCTGTGGGTTCTACGTAATCTGCAAAGTAAACTCCGGCACCATAAACGCGATTAAGGTTTGAGATTATCAAACTAACTGCATCAATAGCATCCCCAAACAAGAAAAATTCTGAATCTTCATCAAGCATAACCTGAACATTCTTCAGGATATACATATCTGATTTGAATTGCAGATTGTAGGAGAATGTATTTTGAGACTTCTTCACCTGTGGTTCATCCAGAATTGTATAAACCGAATCCTTGAATTCAATAAAATCTCCTATCTGCAAATCAAGCTTTCGCCCTTCAATTGTAAACCTTGAAGTCACCAAGTCTTCACCTCCTATTTTTTGGCGTAATTCGGTTTGACCGTCGATCTCAATATCTTCAAGCTCAGTCTTTACCTCGCTTATGTATCTGTATATTTTCATTTATCCTCCTGCTTGAAATTGTAGTATTGCTGATTCAATACTTGCGAACCTTCCATCTATAGTTTCCAGATATCTATTGTACCTCGTGTTTACTTCTATTTGAGCCAGATAAGTAACTGCTTGTTGGTTCACCACAAGGCCCTGGCGAACATCTAATCGCATTGCGTTGAGATATCCTGCTAGAATGTTTGCAGTGTCCTCTGTGATTGCCGTAATCGCTCCACTTAATCCCTGAGCTTTTGAGCCGTCACCGTTAAGAATATCAAATCCAAAACTTTCGGCTTCATTTTGTGCATCTCTAAGAGCTTGATTGAATTGATCTGTCAACCCTTTGCTAACTTCAAAGAATCTGGCGAAGTCATCTGCAAATGAGTTATCACCACCTACATCAAAAGATTTTTCCATTTCTTTTTGAAGCTTCTTGAACTGTTCAGAGAATATTTGATCAAAGATTAACTGCTCAACGATATCTTCAAGCACATCTGAAATTGTGTCTCCCATTGCTTGAGCTGCATCACCTCCCTGCTCAAATGCAGTAACTAAACTATCTCTAAGACTAGAACCTAAGTCACCCGCTAAAACTTCAACAACTTCTGCAATCTGTTCTTTTGCTTTGTCAATTTGCTCCTGCCAGGCGATGGTATCTTCTATAAGTATTTTTGTAGCATCATTAACTAATTTTTGATCAACAAGTGTTTGAGCCAATTCAACGTTAAATGACTTTTGCCCGTCTGCAGCTGTTTTAATTAACTCCGGATATTCTTCTAGTAGCGAAGTGTATTGATCTTTCTTCTTTTTCCCTCCGAAAAGTCCAGCTACTGCTCCTACTACGCCACCTACTACTGCCCCCACTACGTTACCAATAACAGGAACAACACTTCCTATTGCTGCACCAAGTACGGCTCCAGATCCTGCTCCTTTGAGAACGTTGTTAATATCTACCGCATTTCGCTGACCTATTTTAACCTGACCATCACTAAGCGCATTTAAGCTATCCTGGTAACTTGAGTTTGCAAGTTTTAAGGCGTCGATTCCTTTTTCAATTTTATTGATGTAATCTTCTGTAAAGACGTTATCGTTTGCTGAAGCTTGCGTTCTTACTTGTTCGTTTAGAAGTCTATTGTATTCTTTTTGTTGAGATATTACCGAATTATAAAAATCCTCTTCAGCCTTTTTTCTCTTTGCAGAAGCTGAAATAATCATTCCTGTAAGATCTATAGCTGCTCCGATACCGGCACTTATTACCTCTCCTTCACTTGTATTTTCGTCTAAAACTTTAAATAAAGAATCTACCTGACGAGTAACATCTACCAAACCATTTAGAAGGTCTGCCATCCCTTCCTCTCCAATGTTCCTGAATATTTCAGCAGAGGATCTAAGTTTTTCAGATATATCTTCAATATGCTTTTGCCATACAGCTCGTTGAGCATCTGAAATTTTACCTTCTATTTCTGTAATTTGATCTGCGCTTAGATTGGCTACATTCAATCTTTGTCTCCAGTATTCTATATAATCTCTAAGCTGCTGATGGGTTAAGCTATCTAATGCCCGGTAAACATCTTCGTATAGATTTTTTTCATCTTCAGTTCCTTCTTCGGCTTCCTCAAGTCTTTTTCTCCAGTAATTAACGCGATCTTGAATATCTGGCCTATCTGTATCACTTGCTGCGTCTCTTTCTATTTCAACTGCTCGTAACTGACGTCTTATATAATCTATAGACGTGTTGTTTATTTCTACATCTATAGGTACGGTAATAGGATCTAGTGTTGAAACAAATTTTGCAATCTCTCTATTTAAATCTATCCCCGCATTTTCTGCAGCAACTGCAATTTTTTGCTGATCTGCAAAGGATTTAGTTTGAGCTAATTTATTTTTTAAAAATTCACCGTAATCTGCACCTTGCTTAAGAAGGGATTCAAATTGCTTATCAGCTATTTCCTGACCAATTTGATTAACAACTGCCTCGTAAGCCTTGTATTTATCTTCTTGAGATTTTAGCATCTCAATAAATGCGTCCTTGACTGTACCGCCTGCTCCCGAGCCTGTAGGCGTGTAATTACTATTTAATGCGCGTTGTCTGGCTTTAGCAGCTTTTACAATTTCCTCATTATCAGATTCAAGATATTTTTTAAGTGCCTCATTGTTGGCTTTATAATCTTGAATTGAAACGCTATTAAGCTCCTGAAGTATTCCTTCAATTTTAATGCGCTCTTTTAGGTAATCTTGCCTTGCAGATACAGCTTCTTTAATTGATTCTGTTTCAAATTTGCCGTATTTAGCGTTAAGTTCTTGGAGTGAATTTATGTTTTGTATTTCCTGAATAACAAAGCCTGAATCTCTATTGTTATCAGAAAGCGAGCGTGCATAATTATCTGCCGCTTTTTGTGTTTTTTTATAGCGCTCTTCAAGAGTGCCTAAAGTCTTACCAAGATTATCATATTGCTCTAAATCTGAAAAAGGAACATCTACACGTTTTTGACCTGAGGCGTTGCTATCTACTAGCAATGCTCTGATCTTTCTTATTTTTTCTAGTCGATCATCTTCACTATCAATGATTTTATTTAACTCTTTTTGATAGGAAGATTGAAGCTTTGGCAAACCACCCAAAAATTCAGCATACTCTTTGTAAAGGTCTGATCCGGTCTCACGCTGTTGTTTTGAAAATCTATTTACAACTTCCTGTATATTATTGAGATCATCACCAAACTTATCATCAACAATAGTCTTATTTAGAGCATACTCATTAAACCTACGTACAGCCTCACCTAATTTATCATAAGCATCGGTTTGGCTATTAATACCAGCAACTACAGAAGGGTTTATTCTCTCAATCTCTGCGAGTATTTCGATTCTTCTACTTTCTTCTGTGTTGAGATCTTTGTATTCTGCGTAAAGCTCATTAACCTTTTCAGCCTGATCTTCATATTTCTTAGATAAGCTTTCTGTAGGGCCAATTATGCGATTTAGATTAGCTGCAATACCGTTACTCATTTCAAGAACTGCATTGCCTATTTCATAAGATTTAGCCTTTACTCTATTGCCAAATATTTCCCATTGATTAGCTGTTGTTTCAGTAATAATGTCAAAAGCTCTGTCAACACTTCCTGCTGCTTCGCTCATTGCGAGCATATCTTCAGTTGCTCCCTGTAGATTAGGACCAGCAATTGCAAGAACAGCGTTTACAGCTTCTACTCTACCAGTAAGTTCTTTCAATTTGTTTTGACCACCTCCAGCTTCATCGTATAATTTCTGAAACGCTTGTTGTAGTGTAAGAGACTTAGAAGCGCCTTCACCTAACACTTCGTTTGCAGCTTCAATCGCTGAACGAATTTGCGTCATTGCTTGTGCTCCTGGTGTACCTTGTTTTGTCAAGGTTGCAATTGCACCTGCTATTTCTTCAAAAGAGAAACCAGATGCAGCCGCTAACGGTGCTACTTGTGCGATTTGCCTGGAAAGCTCTTCAAAGGATATCTTACCGCGATCAACTGCAGCGAACATAACATCCGCTACTCGTGCTGCGTCTTTTGCTTCAAGACCAAAAGCGTTTAGGATTGTAGTTAAACCGTCCGAAGCAACTGCAGTAGTTGTTACACCCGCTGTTGCTGCTTTAGCTGCAATTTCTAATAATTCAAGAGCGTCTGCAGCCTCATAACCAGAACCGATAATATCATATAATCCACGTGCTAAACCGTCTGGCGGCTCTGTTCCTAACTGCGTATAAAGATCAAATACCTTTCGCGTTAACTCATCAAATTCCTTTTGTGGAAGACCGGCAATTGTTTTGACTTCTGCCATTGCAGATTCAAAATCTTTAGCCATTTTATAACCCTCGTTTGCTATTGCTGCAAATGCTGAAGCGGCACCAATCACAAGTGCAGCGAAAGGATTTATACGTGCGATTGATCCTGCAAGGTCTTGAACAATACCAATCGCATCTCCTGCTCCGCGTTGAAGTCCTGTGTTATCTAATCCCGTGCTGAAGTACAAACTGTTGTCTCCCCGTACTGCCATTGTTTTCTTTTCCTGCAAAGTAGTTTTACAGGGTTAAGAATTTTGGGTTTTTGGCGTTGGGTGTGCGTAGGTGGTATTTGATTTGTGATAGGATTCTATGAATAAATAAATCAGTTCGTTTCCCTAAATTGCGGCTATGTACATCCTTCAATTCCGAAAATCCAAATCAAAGAACTTTCCGGAGGCTTTAAAGCTCGCTCAGGAGTTTGGAGCGGAGTATGATGGAACAACCGTAACTCTTGAAATCTCTGATCTTCTTAATGCTTATGTGCATATCAGAACGCTTTTCGGAATCATTCAAAACTGGAGCAGTACTAAGGCAACTTATAACGGAAAACCAGTAGAGCCCTATCAATTCATTTTACAAGCTCACTGGATAGGTGATTGCTATGATGAAGCACTACTTGGTAGAAGTTGCGGAACTGGCTGGGAATGTTTAAAACTGGATAATGTCAAATACAACTTACCTTCCGGGTTTTTCAAATCACATCGGTATTGGTATCAATTTGGTGAATGGAAGGGCAAGAAGTGGAATATCAATAAGCAGGATATTTTCAACACCCTTTTAGATTACGCCAATTCAAAAGGGATTTCGCTTTGTCCGTTTTTTGATGAAACGAAATTGCAGTTTATCGTTGGGAATCTACCTGACTTCTTAATTGCTGATGGCGTGACTTTTGAAACGGTATTTGAAGATAAATACTTAAGATGTGAAATACTGCAAGTGCCGGTGGGGATTAAACACTTGCAGATAGATAATGTAATGAAGAGGATTGATATCTAATTATTTCTTCATCGCTTTAGATATGATTGAATTGAAGTCATTGGTTTCCGGCTCTTCTTTTTTATCTGACTTTGATTTGGGTATAGATGCGTTAAGTAGTACTATAGATTGAAAGCTCATTCCCCAAAGTGCTTTATGATAGTCGTAATGGTAATAGTGCGATACACTACCTATCGTTTGAAAAGGGTTTAATCTTCTTGGCTTCTCATCATCATCGGATTTGTCTGGCTGGCAATCTGGAAAGAGTGCAAAAAAAAATCTGACTGCATCTTAAGTGTAGTTTCTTGAAATATCTGGTAGATGTCTTTCGGGGTGCAGTTTTTTTTCAAGAAAGGCTCGTACCATTCTGGATAAGCTGATTCTTTTGCGTGGGCCAGTATGCAGATGACCCTTATCATATTATCAGCATAAGGCAAAGCATCTGCAAATGTTATTTGAGCCTCTGGCTTTGTGAGGTGGTTAGGTAAGTTTTGAATTTCACTTGCGCATAATGCCAGCACTCCCATAGAAGGAGGTTTTACTACAAATTCTAATTCTTTATTTTGCTTCAAATTGTCGGGAAGCATTGTGCTGTCTTGCACGTCTATTATATATCGGCTTGGTTTTTCGATCAAGGCCGCTATAAGCTTTTGTTTGTCGTTCATTTTTCAAGATGTCAAAAAAAGCCTATACCGGTCACAGCATAGGCTTTCAATTATTAACCAAAATAATTAAACTACGTCCTCAAATCCCTTTGTGTATGGGCTTCCTTGCACTCCCGCTTCAGAAACTGGTGTGTTTGCAGTTATTGTGATGTCGATTGCTGGCAAACCGTTTTTAGTGATTGTACCTTGCTCTCTTGCGTTGACTTTTCCAAAAGGAATTTTTAATACTGCTCTTTTGCCTTTTATCTCTTTACCACTAATTTTCATAGAAAGATAAATACTAGGTTTTGATGCAGGTGCCATATAAAAACCTTCATCGTCACCATCATCAACTGTTCCGACTTTACCTCCCATTAAAATGACTTGTTGTGCTGGAGTAACTCCAAATAAACGAGCGGTTACTGTAGTTGGATCTGCTGTATCGTCAACAGTAAGATAACTATCGTTTTTTTCTGTAGGTATATTTGTTTCGTTAGAGTTTGACCCTTCAATAACTACCGATCCTACCTCTATATCGGTAAATTCCGTTAATACTGCTCCCATTACACCATCACCAGGTGTACCGAGTTCAAATTTTTCAACGCCTAAAATGTTGTTCGTTTTCATAATGTTTGAAATTCGATTCTTATGTTATAATAACTCATTCCGTCTCTGTCTGGGTCATCAAATATTCCCTTGTCATCATCTATTTGAAAATAGAAAGTGCCGTTTTCGGTTGTTATTTGAGTTTCATCCAGTAATGGAATTATAATGTCTGTTAGCTTTTGAAATCTGCTGTGATTGTCTTCTCCTGCGGATAGCTTTTGAGTGTGAATGTTCACATTCGCAAAACCGTTCTGCAAGTACTGATTCGGATTGTTGATCGTGTTAAGCGCGATAAATTCTGATTGAGTGATTTTTGAAACCTGACCGAATTTAATGGTCTGGATTTCATCGGTAACAACCGGCACGTTTAAGATCTGGTATAAGGCCAGTAATATGTTATAAGTTGATTGCACCTAATAAATCTTTAATCTCGTTAGAATTTGGAGCACTTCCAGTAATTACGTCAAAGCCTCTGCTTTCTACAGCGGCTGCATAACCCATTCCTGCAACTCCTATCAATACCATTCCTTTCGGATATTCCAAAGCAACTTCACGAGCTGTTTTGTAACCTTGCTCTGTTCCATCATTTGTAGTGCCAATAAATGAAGACTTTACTTCTTTACCGTCCTGTAATATGATGTAACCTATAGACGCTCTTAAGTTTCCAGTTCTGTCTGTATAATTACCCGATTGCCGGGCTTTGTTTATAAAGAGTTCTCCTTCGTACTCAAGTGCCTGAATAGATTTATCTGCAATCTCATTAATCTGATCCTGCATATAATTCTTAATTGCTCCTAAGTTGAACGTTGGTTTTAGTCCAGCCATATCTCACAATGCGTTTGATAGTTCCAAGCTTTTGAAATGCCAATAAACGAACCGTTGATTTCCATCTTCTGACCGTCTAGTATTTTGGCGTTTACATCCAATTCATATATAAGTGGACAATAAAACTTAGCTGAATAGTCAAGAGATTTATTCCCGCTTGTTGGCTCATACCTTCCTTCTAACTCAATCGTTGTGGTTGTAACTTCTGGAATAGGACCTTCACTCGTGGTTTCAATCTTAACGACTGCTTTATGTGGATATCGCTTTATCATAGCTTTTGCCTTTTAATAGTAGCTTGTCCGCTTCTATAGCGTTCATCTCCATATTTCAGGTAAATTCTATTAGCAGCATCTTCCAAAGAACTAGTATTGTACTTAATGCTTAAACTCCCTTCAGAGAATTCTGGCATAATCAGCATCCGCATATATAAATCAGCTTCTGCTAATTCTACGGATTCGCTACCATTATAAACAGCCAAAGGGTCTACCCCTCTGGCCGTCATAACAGCAGTTTTTATGCCCTGACTAACCTCAGGAACGAGTTCATTAAGCCAGTCAGTATTTGTCATTATGTAGATTCTACAAGTTCAGCTTCAAAAGTTTTCACTCCTTCTTCAGAAAGACCATCGATCTTCTTAGCTAGAGTTGCGTCTTGTTGAGCTACTGTTGAATTAGGCGCTCCGGCTGCGTTCAATCCAGCTACTACAGAAGCTTTGGTGTAGTCAGTACCTTGGTAGGTATAAACTGCATCACCTTCTGTTTGCTCGTCTAAGCTTGCAGTTGCTTCCTCTGAATTGATGTAGAAAATAGATTCTACATTCTGAAGAATTGGGAAAACAATTGCTTGTCCTCCTGTTGCTTCGCTAACTGGGTCAGTTGTACCCCACTTACTTACTAAGATATAATCATTAGCTTTCGTGTAGCTTACTCCTTCAACTGGAAATTCCTCTTCTGCAAGAGTTGAGTAAACCAAAGATCCAAGGTTTGTTCCTGTTGTAAGAACAACCATATCTTTAGCCCATCCTTCACTAACTGTTTTCTTGCCGTTTTTTTCGTGAACAAAAGTTCTGTCAACAACAATTAGATTTAGTTTTAGTGTTCTTGAAAATAGGCTTACAATTTGATCTTGATCTAACATAGGAACGTTATCAGCGGTTCCGTTTATGTTTTGATTAAATGCAAATTGCAATCTAATTTGATCGTTGCTAAACAAGTTCTCAACAGTATCAGATCCCATCCAAATAGTGTTTGGATATTCTCCTTTACTACGAGCTTCTTTCATAGCATTTTTGATGTCTGAAAGAGGCTTAGATGTCTCGTCACTCCATATTTTAGTAACACCGAACTGATTTGAAGCTGGTATGTTGTAATCAACACGAACAGCTGTTCCGGTATTGTCTGCTTCTGGAATGATAGTGACACCGCTTGAGATTCCTAAAAGAAGAGCTTCCTCTAATCTTTCTTTAATACCGAAAATTGCATTTTCAGAATCTTGGAAAATCTTACGAGCTAACTCTAATTTTCTTCCTGGAGTATTACGTAGAATGCGAAGCGTGTTCATTTGCTTTTCATTCAAAATAAACTTCATACCAATCTTAGGTATCTCACCAGAAGCACTCTTCATAGATGCTCTTGACTTGATAGGTAAAGGAGAGTCAAACGATACAATATCTGCAGTTACTCTTGTAAAAGATCCGCTGATAGAATTGTATGTCATATCTGCGCTGTACTCCGGGGTAAGTAGGCTTTCGTGAAGATAGTTTGGGGCATCTTTCGATCCATTAACTTTCTCGTACTGACCTACAACTACACCTTCCATGTACTCTTCGATCAGATCTTTAAATATAGATGCTGTTGCCATTAGTCTGGTTGGTTATAAATTCCTATTGCCTTTAAAGCATCTAAGGAATTCTGGTTGAACGTGTACTTTACAACTTCGTTGTTGATGTAACCTCCGGTCATAACACCGGTAGAAGGTTTTGCTGTTCTAGTTGTAGAACGAACTACCCCAACGAGTAAAGCGTGTTTAGAGCCATCTATAGGCTGCGGCTTGAATTCACCGTCTTCTTTAATTACTCCATGACCTTCAAATATAAATTTGTCGGTGAATCCTGTCATATCTAGTACAGCTCCACCTTCAAGGCCGTGAATGTATTTTTTGATAGCAACGCCATCGATCCCTTCGGAATACTCCTTCTGATCTTCTACGCTTAAATCTAATACTGCCATGGTATTGGTTTTTAGTGACTATCCAACAATTTTGGATATTTCTTCTTTTGACGGCTTTTTGTCACCAGGGTTTCTGGGAACTGGCAATCTTTGTCTTTGGTTAAAATTTTCTGGCTTGTCTAATGAAAAACCGTCTTCTTTAACTTTAGCAGAAACAGCTTCAAACTGCTCTTCAAAGTCTTTTTCCAAATCCAACTCATGCACGTAAACCGCGGGAATGTTTTTAGATTTCAAGTAGTCAATCGCTTTTTGCTTCTTCTGAGCCGCTGTTTGTTGTTGCTTCTCAGCTTTCTGGTCCTCCAGATCCTTTTCCATTTTACTAAGCTTTGCAAGCAATGCTTTCATAGCAGGATCTTTCGTTTGGATTTCTTCCTCTTCCTCTTCTTCCTCTTCCTCTTCGCCAAAGCCGAACTTCTTTTTAAGTTTTGCTTCACGAGTATCAGCAGACTTTGCAAGTCTTTTATCAAATTCGCTTTGCACACCTTTAATTTTAAGTGCTTCGTCTAGAGTAGTAGGCACATCGAGTCCTTCAAATTCCTCAATGGTTTCGGCTTCTATGCCAAATTTTTTAAGCTCCTCGGCTGCTTCTGGATCACCAGCCGCTAATTTGAGTTTCTTAATAAATTCTTTTAATGTCATCTTACGATCGTTTTGATTAATACGTTTGATCGTAAATGTATTTAGTGAAGGATTGGTATTGGTTGTATTCGCGCGTGGGTGTGCGTAGGTGGTATGCTTTTAAGTTTTGGGAATAAAAAAAGAGCCTGTTTGAGGCTTTTGGATGTTTGTTATTTAAAAAAGTTTAAAGAGGTGTGTTTACCTGCGATAAAAACTGATTGCTGATGTGGGTGTAAATTTCTGTTGTTTTACTGCTTTTATGTCCTGCTACTTTTTGAATGATGCGAATGTCTGTACCTGATTCTAGCATTGACGTAAAGCAGCTATGTCGCAACTGGTGAAAGTGATAGTTATTGCCTAAATATTTTTTAACAATAACGTTGCAGCTTGTAGAACTGTATTTAAGTGAATTTTGGCCGTTAAATAAATACTCTTTGGGCTGGTGCGCTTTGAAATACTCCCTTAAAGTTTGAAGCACTGTTTCGCTTAGTGGCACGTAACGATCTTTGTTGCCTTTTGCATTTTTAACTAAAATCAAACCTCGTTTGCTTTCTATGTGTTTGATCTTAAGATTCACTACTTCACTCACTCTTAATCCTGTGGAGTAAGCAAGTGTTAAAATAGCCCGGTGTTTCAGATTCTGAATTAAGGGAATCGTTTCTTTTAAAAAATCTTTGTCGATTACCTGTGGGAGCTGGTTTGCTTTTTTAGGATAAGGGATCTTTGAAAGTTTAACCGGCATACCAACTGTTAATTTGTAGAAAGAATTGATACTGCACAGCATTTGCTTGCGCGTATTAAGCGTTTGAAATGTAAGTAACCAATCTTTAATCTTTGAATTGCTTATACTTTTAGGTTCAACTTCATCTTTGAAGTGTAAAAGGAATTTTTTTACACAGGCTGTGTAGGTATTACGTGTGCTTTCTGAGTTGTATTTTAACTTACAATCTCTCGAATACAGATCTAACCATTTTCGAATATTCATAATTAAGGTGTTGGTTTTACTGGTGGTTAACATGGGTTTTTATATATGAGCGTTGATGGGAATTGCCTGCGGCCGTATAGCTCCACTATAAAATTTCCTCTATCTTCACCGTAACTTTGAAAGTTTTTTTAGCAACAGTATATTTTGGTCCAAAGAATTTATCAAAATCAGTTTTGCTTTCTAATTCTTCAAGTAATTTATTATCAAAAACTTTAAAACTTTCTGTCATTAGTGTTAACTTAGTTGTTCGCTGCCCTTTTTCTATAGTTATTGATTTCTCCATGGTATAAATTTTAAGATTCCCGCTATACTCAATTCCCATCAACGGCTCGGGAAGAACTGCGCATCGCGGTGTTATTGTATTTTACTAATTTCTGTACTACCCTTCGGCAACTGCACATCAACAAAGGATAAGACCTATAGATGCACAGCCCAAGTCCTTTACGTGTATGCTGCGCATCCACAGGACTTAATCCCGAGCCGTTGTGGTGCATTTTGCAATTAACTTATTGCAAGATTTGAAGTTTAGTTTGCAAAACGTCCGCTTCGCCACCACAACACCGCATATAAATAATAAAAGCTATTTAAGGCTTTACCAATGTTTGCCAGTGGCTTATGTAATCATCTTCATACATACCGCCATCTATATAGAACTTACCACATTCCCAGTGTCCTTGTCTAATAGTTTTCCATTTAGGGTGTTTCTTGTTTCTTTTGCATAGTAATAGATGATCTCCTTGCTTGTCATCACCTGGCAATTCTATACTTGCATCAATCCAGCTTTTATCAGTTATCATAGTTTTGTGTTTTTACGCTTTTAAAATTCATATGCTAATCCGTTCAGGAGAATTTACCTACGGCACATAGTCAACCATTTAAAATAAATCTAGGCTTATAATAAAAAACTTTAGATTTCGAGTAATCCCAAATACTTGCATTACCTACTAAATCTTTTTTAGATAAGTAATACTTGACTGCTCTTAAGTTTTTCATTGAAACGGTCTCTAACACTTCTTCTGTGGCATCTGTAAAATATTTAAGCTGGTATTTTGTCATCATTTTAAATTCCTTTGACTATTAAATTCTCCTGAACGCTCGGTGTGTAAAATGCCCAATCTAAGGGCGGTTAATATTTGGTTAATTCAATCTAAGCCGGTAAACTTTCCAGAACAACGCATAAAGCGAATACGGCATTTTAAAAGCTACTTGTAGGGCGGATGAACTCAATGGTAGTCTACTATTTGGATATGCTACCCTCATACGTGCGGATTGGTTAATTGTGCTTTTAAACTTCTTCAATATCCCTCACCTCTTCCAGTTCATTCCCACTCACAGTATAAACCCCTATTGCTTCATACTTCTTAACTCCGTGAACGAATCCGTCAATAAAATACTCGTTGCTGTGTTCTATTCTACTGGCTAGTTCTTTTTGCTCCCAGTCTATCCCGCCGCTTAATATTTGACCTGTTTTAAGCACGAAGTATTTTTTTCTAGGTTCTGCTCCCCATTCTGGTTTTCCTTCTCTTATTTCTATTCCCTTGAGTTCTATAACGAATTGAGGACGATCTTTTGCGTAGCCGTTTGAGAAGGTGATGGTGTCTATTGGTTTGAAAGCTATTGATTTTGCAAGCAAAGGATTGCTGAATAAGTTTTTGACTCCTAAATCTGTATGCACGTTATAGAACTGATTTACTTTCTTGTGATTGAATACAATTCTTTTAAACCAATAATGATTTAATTCCCGGTACTCTTCTTTTTTAATCCCTGCCAGAAACATATCAAACCATTTCTTTTTTAGGTTAAGGTGTAGTGTGGTCATAGCTTTATTCTTTTTAGTTGTTCTGGGTTATAGGGTGTATTGCAATTTTGGCAAACGTCTTCAATTGATTTGCATTTGGTATTTCTCGGGTTTACCAGCTTTTCAAGGAATAGCGTTTGCTTCTTGCATTCGGGGCAATATCTGGAGTGGAATTTCACGACTACATTCTCACTAAAGGAGTTTCCCAATCTCCCGTTTCTGAACTGCGTTTCTTTTCAATTACGCGATCAATTGCAAATGCAGGTTCAGGCACTGGGTCACTTGCTATCGTTCCTCTGATTAATTGAACTTCATAAAACTGTCCTGCTTTAGGTTCAAAATCTGGATCATTCTCTATGCACTCTTGTATTAGTTGGGGGTCGTGGTATAAATCAACTGTGTCATTTACTACTCCCGCTAAATGAAGATGAAACCCATCTGTTTCGGGGTTGTAATCTTCATCACAATAAAGGTTTACTATTATCATAATTTCTATTTTTTAAGTTTAACCCAACCCCAAGAGATTAGAGTTTCTACATCTATACCTCTAAATGGTAATGCGTAGCCTTTGGAGTGCAGGAAATCTAAGTTTGAATGATTTATAAATTGAAGGCTATAATCTAGAGCTGAAGTGCCAAAGTTTCCGTCTAACTTTTGCGCTATCTTGTAATCTTCATCAATTATATTTGATAGCTGGGTTAGTTCTAAATACTTAATCTCTTTAGGCTTGCGGACTCCCGACTTTATTAAAGTTACACCTTGATCATAGTCAGGTATAAAAGCAACTTCCTGACCCCAATATTGGGCAAAGAAAGCTGCTTTATTTTCTAATGTGTTTTCCATCACTCAAATATTTTTTCAATTGTATCTCCATTCATCAGCACCGGGCTTTCTTCGGTTTCAGCGTCTTCAATTCTGTTTACAATACTTGAAGCGATTATTCCCTGCCAGGTTATCTTATTTCTCCAAGCATAATCTTTCAATGCGTGGTAGATCACGTTCTCTACTTGCTCTGGGTGTCCTTGCTCGATTAGTTCATCGATTAGGATTTTTTTGGATAGATCGCTCATTAGGTTACTTGTTTGTAGGTTAAATACAGCATATATAGATTGCCGAAAAAAATTAAAAGATTAATAAAATCAATCTCTCTTGTGAGCAGCCAAAAACCAGCATAAAGACCGACTAAATTGCAGGCCAAACGTATTTTAATAATCTGTTCCATAATTCCTATTTAAAAAGTTCGATTTGATTTTCAATTTGTTGTACGGATCTCCCGTGTTTGGGTGTTGATTTGCCTCGCTTGTAATAGCCTTTCTTCACTCTTACCAGAATCCCGTTCTTAACCATTCTTGAAAGGGTGTGTCCTACGTGCTTTTCTGTATTGAAGTAATAGCGGATCTGACCACGCTCAATGATTTCCTTTTTTGAAAGGATTGTTTCAGCATCTGGGAAAGTGGCGAGTATTTCTGCTTGGCGGTTCATTAGTTAATAATCAATACTTTATTTATTTCTTCATAAGATCGAAGTAGAAACTGCCAAATACTCTCACCTTCTTTTTGGTTAAATGCTTTAGTCCATCCCGGCTCATAATCAAACTCTTTAAATGAGAATGTGTATTTTACAGTCCAACCCTTACCAATAGTGAATATTGAAATATCTATTATTTTAGGCAGTGTTCTTTCCTTATAACCTTTGTGATGATAATTTTTATTAAGAATAGAGCCTTCAAGCTTTTGTATATCGGAAATTAACCAACCCAAATAAGGCTGTTTGCATTCTGGTTTAAAAGTTTCAATTTCTAGCATTCTGAATCTATCTGGATAAATGTTTTCAGATTCCCTCCAATTTTTCAGTGATGTATTAGTTTTAGAATAAACAGCACGGGCAAAGATTGCATCAAAGTGCCAGTCAAGTTTATGTGTTTCTGGCAATCCATATTCTAAATTGTGACTATTTGCAGAATAAGAAAAGAGAGATTTATTAATGCCATCACGACACCAACCGTATTGATTATCAAAATCTTTTCCAGTCTTTAGCATCCAATCCAATAGAAACATTTTTACTTCGATAGAGTATTTATTACCTATCAATTTTGAAAAGTCAATTTTAGTTTTTTTCAGCATAGTTCATTTTCCTTAAACAATTACCATCGGAGCTTTAACCTCCAGTTTACTTATCATATTAACAACTTCAAGAATTCATCAATAGTTAATCTTGAATATCTTTTATCTTCATCGCTATAGTCTATTGACTCTTTACCTTGCCATACCATAAAAGTTGCAGAATACAAATCGTCACCTACAAATCCAGATATCAACATATAATAATCCCATTCTTCATCATAAGTTTCATCATCCAAACCATCAATATCTGTTGCGTTACTTTTCTTTAACCAATCAACAAAAGTATTTTTAGCCTTATTCATTGGTCTGGCTATTTTATTTATCCCCTTGCTTGGTGAAATGATATCTGGTGTCATAGCTTTTTTTCGTTTGGTTTAAATCTTTCGCTCACTTGAATGATTGGCATAGGAAAGCGTTTAAGGCTAAATTCTATGTCGATACTATAAATTGAACCCCCAACCCAAGTGCCTCCTACTCTTTCTTTTATTTCAAAATTTCTTTTATCAATGTCTAAGGTTTTGAAATATTCCTTAACCTGTTCTAGCGATCGGAAATTTGAAGAGTTGAAATCTTCCTTTATTCTGGATAACAACTTTGTCAGCCACTTCGGCTCAGCAACGTATCTCTTATAAAATAGAGTGATCTTATCTGATTGGTATGCATATTCGTGCTTCATAATTACGCGTTGTTATTAAGGTTTGCTAAATCCCAGTTAGCAGTCCAGGCACTTAGTAATTTAAGAGTCATAGGATTTCCTACTTGGTTTCCTTCAATGAGTTTAATTAATTCAGCATCGTGAGCCGGCACTCTCATTTTACCTTCTTTGAAAGCTTGCGTTCCTAATACTTGCGCGGATGCTAATTTTTGTAAATCACTCATAGTTTTCAATTGTTTTGATGTTTCAAATATATAATTTGTTAGCATATATGCTAACTTTAAACTGTTAAAATGTTAGTTAATATGCTAACGCTTGATTAAGTTTGAACAAAAATTAAATATGAGTACTTTAGCACCAGTGGCAATACGGGAACAATTAAGAGCGGCTAGAAAGGAAAATAAGATTAGCCTTAGAGATCTTGCAGACAAATGTGAGGGTATCAGCTATTCAGATATTTCAGCTTACGAAAATGGAAAAAAGAACCCTTCACTTGCAAAACTTGAGATACTTGCTGCTGCTTTAGGAAGGGAATGGATGCTTAAATAAATTATATGAAACCAAGAATATTTATAGGTTCTTCAATAGAAGCATTGGATATTGCATATGCAATTCAAGAAAACCTTCAATATGATTCTAATCCAACAGTATGGACACAGGGTATTTTTCAGCTTTCAAATAGTTCTTTAGACGATTTAATAAATGCTCTTGAAAATTTTGACTTTGGAATATTTGTATTTAAGCCAGATGACATTATTGAAATAAGAAAAGAAAAATTAAATACAGTTAGAGACAATGTAATTTTTGAACTGGGTCTTTTCATTGGTAGATTGGGTAAAAGAAAAGTATTTTTTATAATTCCAAATTCTACTAAAAATTTCCATTTACCTACAGATTTAATAGGAGTTAATCCGGGAAAGTATGATGATGAAAGAAGTGATCATAACCTTATTGCCGCCCTTGGTCCATTTTGTAATCAAGTTAGGAATGAATTGCAGAGTTTTATAATGGAAAACTTGGAAGACATTCAAGATGAACCAAATTACATCAAGCAAATAGTAATAAAAAAATCAAAGTATTGGGAATTTGAATTTGCATCAAAATTACTAGAATCAAGATTGAAAAAAATAAACCAAACGTATATTGAAATAGAAGAAGGTTTGGTAATACAAAGAACAAAAAGAGTAACTGATAAAGAATTTTTCTATTGGGTAAAAGATGTGACTTTACCTGATTTGAAAAATTTTGTGGATTTATTTCAGTCCTGCGCAAACAAATTAATTGAAGGTTTCGGAGAATTCGGAACTCCTGGAGTTCCGATCGAAATCAAAAATTCAATTGATAGAATTGATCAACTTTGCAAAGAATTAATAAGGTGGGAATATGAACTGAATTGTTTAGTTGTTCCTGAAGAATTACAACATATTAAAATTAATCTCCAATTACTAACCAAATCACTCATTGTAAATGATCTAAATAAACTTCAAAAGGATCTTCAAAATGTAGTTGATTTTCAATCAAATGAATTAGAAATAAATTTCACTCCAAAACTTCCTGATACTTTTCAAAATGTAATCAAAGATTTTGAAATTTATTTTGACATATAAATTATTTTAACCTTTCCGCATCAATGCGGATAGCATCAAACAACAACCTCCTTCCGATACTTCACCAAATCCTTAGTGGTAACACTCACAGAAACCCCAAGAGCCTGAGAGATCTCAATAATTGCCCGTTTAGAACTTAATCCACGCGCTTTTTTTATTTCAAAGAAAAGACCTGACTGCTTTACGCGCTTACTGAGTAGTTTCTTATTTCTGTTCATTGCCGTACTTTTTTTGATTCCACTTTGATTGAGACTCTATGAACTTATCAAGTTTGTTTTCTACTTTAGAATTTCTGAGTTTTATACTGATTTCGCTTATACCTGGAACTCTTTTATTTGTGTATTCCAGATTAGATAAAGCGTTGTTCTCTTTGTTACCGTCAATATGCCTTATGTTCAATGGTTCGTATTTATTGAAAAGCTCCATTACAAGCCTGTGAATTGAAAAGTGATCTTTATTAGAAAAACGAACTTTCACAAAACCCGTTAAGGTTTCTACACTTCCTATAAACCTGCCGGTTTCCAAATTTCTTAACCTACCTAAATCTGAAACCTGATAAAGACCTTCAAAATCCGGTATGTCTTTCCAATTCTCATTTTCCTTCATTGAGGTAGCGTATTATTCGGTTCTCTGAAATATGCAAATAGTAATCTGACAAATCATTAATCAGGACCCGAAGCGGTGCATTGTTATTCTCCACGTACCAGTTAATAAATAACCGCTTTTCATCTTCAGCATTTTTGCCGTGCTCTTCAAAGAATTTTCTTCTTGTCTCTTCAATTATTTCCAGTAAGGCAACTGTAACGCTTTTCATATCTTCTATTTTGCAAGTGCCGTTACTTTTGGCACGTAAATTCCGTTTCTGTACTTGAAATTATCTTCTAGGAAATAGGGTTTTGATTTGTAGTTGTGTAATGTATCTGCATTGGCGTTTAAATAGTTTTGTGCTGCTGCAGGAATTGTTTTAATAGTATGTCTCTGATCTATCTCTCCGCCTCCCAGATAGCTTTTAAACTTTTCGCGAGGTAAGAGTATGGAGGTTGAGAAACAAAGGCAGTTAGGATGCCAACCAGTGAATTTATACTCCTTAGGATAAGTACCTACCATCTCGTCGCAGATGTCATAAGCTGGGTGAGCTGCACTAAGCTGAATTTTTTGACCCATTACGAAAGTCATAGTTTTACGTCTCTCAAAATCATTCGTGCGATAAGCGATGTTGATTTCGTTGCGGCTTAATCTGAGTGCGTTCTTGTAGCTGGACCGGTAAACCCCACGACCAGGATTATAATTTTTAGCGGGTGTGCTTAATTGAAGCTTTCCGTTTTCATCTCGAATACGTCTGAATCGTTTGTCTGGATCTTTCAGGTACACTTTTAAATCCCGCGCCATATCCGCTGCACTCCTACCATTCACTACTCCGCTTTCCAGAATTACATTTAAGCTTTCTTCGGTTTGTCTGGTTAAGCGAAATACGCGCTCTGAAAGTCTCAATCCCTTTTCAGCGCGATTGATAAATGCTTTAGCTGCTCCGTTGTTTTTAGCGAATAGTTGATTGACCTGTGATTCTGGTACTTCTATTCCTTTGATGTAATCACTTACAAAATCATCATTGCAGATATTTGAAGCTTGAAACCCTGTGCCGATTTGCTCTTCAAGTAGTTTCTCCAGATCATCATTGAAACCTTGTAACGCTTTATTGAGTTGTTTGTTTCTGATCTGGCTTTGACGTCCTGAGTAGTTTTGGAAGATGAAACCAAACTCGCGAGAATATTCCGCGTACAATCTGTCCAAGTGCCATTCTTGAGCACTTAGGATTGATAGGAGACGGTTTTCGCATTTGTTTGGCATCTATATATTTTTTAAAGCGCTAATTGGATTAACTCCCCATTCTCCACTTTCAGAGGGCGTGTAAGGTTTCAATTCTTTAAGCAGTCTGATTTTCTTCTTCACACTTTGACCTTCGATTGTTCCGGTCACTATAAAGTCAGTAATTACGGATGAAATCTTAATCTCTTGTTGAATATTAGCGTTCTTTAATCTATCTGTAATTAGCTCCTTGATAGATGCTAATTCCTTCCCTTTGGGTCTATTGCTTAGCCAAGTTTTTTGAGTGTTCTTAACCATTAAGGCGTGCTGCTTATTAGACCATCCGTATAGGAAATTTTAGAGTACTTCTTTTGCTGTCATACCTTAAAATATTACTACTCGTTTCTGATTATTATGATTGTAAACTCGCTCAATGTTATAGATGTACTCCTTTGAACTGTTCTGCTTATCCATTAGCATCGGTGCTGATGTTATCTTTTGTTTCAGCACTTCAAAATCACACAATCCCTTTTTCTTAATCTCTTGCATGGCCTGAATTAAGTAGCGGTCATTTCGGAACTTGTATAGATCAAATAAGTCTCTGGTGAGTTTGGTTATCTCACAAGCCTCTTCCCAATGGTTTACTTTGAATTCCCCGTCTCGGAATAACTCCATTGAATTCTTAGTGCCTTTGATGTTGCCGATCATTAGCAAGTCAATGGCCGCGGAATAGATTATCTCGTATTCATTTATAAACTCCAGAAGCTTTTGGTAATCTTCAATCCCTAATCTGATATAGCACATTAGGAAATCTCTGTTTTTCCATTTATCGCTACGGCTATTCATTCTAGCTATCTGGCGAAGGTTAAGCTTATCGCAAACCACAAAGTAAACAGGAAGACCCATTTTTTCAGAAGTAGTGAAACGATGCTGACCGTCTACAATTTTAAAACCTTCATCGTCTTGATAAACTATGATAGGGCAATACGGTAAGAGGTTAAGTCCGTTTTCAATATCTTCGGTCAGTTTATCAACTTTTGCTTTGTTGATGATACGGTTCCCGGTTATTGGGCTGAATTTGTCGTATTCTTTAGATTCTTGAATATTCATCTCTCTTAATTTGCGCTTTAGGAATTGTATTTTTTAGATCTTTATAGCTTTCACCGCAAAAGTTTTCGCCGCAGTTTGAGCAATTAGCTGCTGTAAGCTGAAAGACTTTCTTTTTGTTATAGCAGTCTTGAACCTTGAAAGTTTCGCCGCATGTGCATTTAGGGAAGTCAGGTTCTACTTCTAAATGAACTGGGTAGTTTTTATATGTGATCGTGAATACTCCCACCTACTTCTTATTTTTATAAATACTCTTTGCTGCGAAATAGACAATTATTGCACCTGCTGCAAAGGATATTACTGATGTGGTTACTAATTCCATTATTTCTTATTTTGAATTATCCGTTTAGCGATTTTCTGATACTTCGGCTTAGAAAGTTTGCGTTTGAAATCTCTCTTTTCGCGTCTGGTCATTTTGTACTTTGGCTTTTCGCTTTTAAGATCTTGTTTGAGTTCTTCGGATTGCATTGGTGTCATCATAATCCTAAATCTTCTGGTGAATAACCTTGCGCTTCTACATAAGCTTTAAACTCATCCATATCTCCATAAATGTTGAAGAAAGCTTCTAATAATTCTCTACCCTTGTCGTTCATTGTTTTTAGTTTTGGTCAATAATGTTTAAATCGATATAGAAATCAGCCCAAATTGAGAGCGTGAATACTCTTCGGTTATTATGCATCTCAGTTTCGGTTATATCTATTTTTTCAGGTTCATCAAAGCATTTTTTTAATGCACAAATCATTTCCCATACCGGTTCAGCGATTTCAGTCCAAGGCATTGCCATAATATCCATATCGCTAGCTAAAGAACCGTGAAGACCTAAAGCCCAACCTTTATCCATTGCCGCCTGTCTGAAGTCTTCCCACATGCAAGCGTAGAATACCGCTCTTCCATTGGTAACTACATGCTCTCTACTTTTCATTATTCTTTGCTAATAATTCGTGAATTCTGTTTACTATCCATCCCAACAAATAAGCCTCTGGTTCGTCATTGTATCGGCAAAGTTCGTGGCCTATGTCTATAAATATTGAGTTTACTAAATGCTTTGCTTCGTGCGCTATAATACCGGGAGTTGGAAAACCTTTACGGCTAATATTAAGCGCTAAGTAGGTATCTCCATTAGAAGTAAAAACGCATCCGTCATAATCATTCAAAGATCTATTGTGACTAAAACCCTTGATATTATCGTAAATCTCTTTCTCTTCTTTGAAAAGAATTACAGTGAACTGATTGCCATACAAAGGCGTTTTAAACTTCTTACTTACCATTATCCCACATTAAAAGTCTCACCTAGATTCCTCACACCCTCCGCTTTTATCTTTTCCAGTTCTTCACTTGGATTCTTAACTTTTGGATTGTGCTGCACCGCGGTCTCCTGACTCATTGTTGCTTTGCCTCCGGTTGCGTTATAGAGCATTTGTATTTCTTCTGCGATATCCTGAGGAATGGAATAATTGAATTCGATATCAAAGGTCAATTCATCATCTGTGATGTCTAGACCGCTTTTGATTACAGATAGAATACGGCTGATTGCTGTGTCATAAGCTCCACGTTTACGCTTTGCTTTGTTTATGGCATCTTGTAGCATTAATTCTAAGGCACGTCCAGAAAGAGCACCTATACCTTTCACGTTGTCAAAAGATAGATCTGGAGTTTGCGAGATACTGTGAATGTCTTCTTTGAGCCATTCCTTTTCTAGCTTAATATCTGCTGCTGCTGAATCTCTTTGTAAGAAATCGGCATCTGCCTGAATTACCTGATTATTATGAATAGCGTGACCAAGTAAAAGTGATTTTCCATCATCTGTAACATCGATTAAGGTTTCATCTTCTCCGTCTTTGTTTACTACGGTCCCGCCTTTAAGCTTCAGAATAGGAAATGCGAAGTAGTTATTTGAACCGGCAAGCTTTGACTTGAGCATTTCGTAACGATCAATCATTTCTTTCACGATAAACCATTCTGGTTCTTCCTGCTCGACAAATACAACTGGAATCACTCCAAATTCATGAGCGTCTGAAGTTTGATACTTTTCATCTTCATACTTGTGAATTTCAGTATCTGTGAAAATCCAAATGTGCTCAACTTCGCCAATCACAAACTGCCAGTAGAACGCAACAAGATCACCGTACACATCATACTGAGGAGTGTACTTTCCGTTGTCTGTGGTGTAGAAACGCGATTTGATTTGCTTGTCATCTAGCATTGAAAATATAAAAACACCTATTGTCGTGCTCATTACACTCTCTGCAAAGTCCTGCAACTTATTACTGATTCGGTTTTTCTTGTAAACGTCAAGGATTTCAATCGCACTGGTGTTGTTCATATCGTTAGCAGTGATACTTGGAGCATCACCAAACAAAAAAGAAACTGCCGTGTTGACGATTTTCTTTTGCTGCTGCACTTTGATACGCTCGGCTTTTACCGGCTTAGACCCTTGTGTATAATCTTCACGCTTTCCGATTTGCAGGTCACGTAATTTTCTACCGTCATCACTTCCGCTGTATTCAAGTGCGTATTCAGATATTTTCTTCTGGCGGCTGTCTTGCGTTGCTAGAAAATCTTTTACTGCTGTTGCGCTTGTGAAATCAAAGTCAAATTCTTCTTCCATAATCTATGATCCAAAGTTTAATCCTTTGGGTTTTGTTGGTTTTGAAACAGTTGCTTTATTCTGTTCCGTTTCGATTATCCCCGTCATTGTATCCGGAGCATCGTCGTGTTTATTAGCTTGAAATAGCTTTTTATATTTGGTTACTGCCTTATAGAATTCAGGCCATCTGATGTGCCAGTCTGAAGGGAAAACCAATGTTTTGTTTACTGTTGCGCTTTGTGAGAATATTCGAGCTTCTTTGTTTTTGCCTTGGTGAAACCATTCTACGGTTGTGGTTTTAACTCCTTTTTCAACTACTCTTGCAAATCCCCTACCTCCGTTATTACTTTCTATTCTCGACTTATTGACTTTGTTTGAGTTTAGAAGCTTTATAGTTTCAGGCTCGGTGTATTCCATTGGCTTTTGGCTGTATAGTACATCAGTAACATATAAATGTGGATCAACAGAACTTAAAGGCAAATCATAGTTTATTGAACACAAATAATCTTGTCCGGTATCAGCTGTATCTGTATAGTTCTTCCGTATTTTAGATTCAGGCAATTGATTGTAGGTCTTGAATGGACCATACATTAAACCTTCTTTATTTACAGGGTCACCCTGATAAAGGCAGTCGAACTTGTCAGGATCTTTTGATCGTGTACTCTCAAGCTTGAACTTACTATGCTTCCAAGGCCATAGAGCCTCACCTGGTTCTCTAGGATCATAATCGTTTGATTCACCTTCCTTAAGTGCTCGATAATTAATCTTTAAAAATTGATCTGGTCGAAGTTTAGAAACAAGATCATCAATGCTTTCATCTCCATTCCATTCAACGACTAGATTCTTTTCCTCAAGTTTAGCAATCAAATCTTCTTCACTCCATCTTGTAAATACAATCAATTGCTGACTAGTATTGTTTAATCGAGAATCAGCAACTGAGATATACCAATCCCAAACCTTGCGCTGAACTATTGGCGAATTACCTTCTTCCCAATCCTTATACAAGTCATCCAGTATCAAAACATCAACAGGATCTCCAGTAAGTGGACCAGATACCCCGACAAACTTCATCGAGCCATCACTATTGATTGACTCTCTGTTTTCGTTGGTATTAGCTTTTGCACCTGTGTAGCCTCTCTCAGGGTATTGAACATTTGGAAAAATGTCTTTGTATTGCTTTTCCCGAATTATTCCGATGATCTCCCGTCCAAACTTTTGAGCCTTTGTGGCTGCATAGCTTACAAGAGCAATTTTATCATCTGGTCGTTTACCAACTATATAAGCCGGGAGCCTTCTTGAGCTTCCTTCTGATTTACCATGTTGCGGTGGAGCTGAAACGATTAGGTTCTTAATCTCTCTATTTGCAAAGCGATTCAGTATGTCATAGAACTTATAATGAAAATCAGAAGGGTTGAACTTGCTAAAAGTCGTTTGTGTGAACTTTAAAAGATCTTCCTTGCTTTCCTCAATATTCTTATCGTAAATGAGTTGTTCGAGTTCAAGTGCTTCACTTTCTGTTAGCATTGTGTTTTTCGATTAATTCATTTATTCGCTTATCCCGTTCTTCTGGGGTTGTTTCTGTTTGTGGTTTCTTCTGTTCGTTATCTACCTGATAGAAACCAATGTGTTTAGCAATCTTCTCAATAGTCCATTCCTTACCGTGAAGTTTTAATTCAATTTCTCCGTAACGGTTTTGCTTTACGCTTTCTATACACATCAACTGCTCTTCTGTCAGCTTATCAAATGCTTTGAATTGAAGTGATTTTTGAATGGACCAAGTTTTATTTCCTTTTTCGTCTGTATCGTAAACACGTTTATCAACCAATTCTACAAACTGATCTATCCTGCTAGTGCGTAAAATATTTAAATGCTGTAAGATCTCTTTAGAATCAATTCTGAACTCTTTTTCAGCTACATCGGCTGCAACCTTTTGAATCGCGGCTACCCTTGTTGCTATCTTGCTGTTTTTAAGAAGCTCATGAGCATTTCGGTTTACAGTAGTATCTTTCATTTTAGAAGCAGAATACGCAATACGATATGCAGCCGATGCATCATCTAGCTTTACATATTCTGTTGCGAACTTTTCTTGCTTCTTGGTTAACTTCATAATTCAATATTTGTAAAGTAGACAGGATTTGAACCTGTATTTGTCGTAGACCACTTACGAACGTCCGTCACGATCGGAACCAATTCAACTCACTACGGGTTGAGCGTCTTACCAATTTCGCCACTACTTCATTTTGCAGTTGCTTTTTACTGCCAAGCCAGTCTTTCAGTAATTTGCCGGGTAATACTTTCCGTTACAACCAAACTCCCCCTAGCTTTGAAACAACCATTACTGAGTCCACGATTAGCGACAACTAAGCGTCAAAATGGGGCTTGGTATTCTTTGAAGCAGCTATTGCCAAATCTTGATTTAGCTTTTGCTTTATTCCTTCAGGGGTTTTTTCTAATTCCCTTTTTGCTCTTTGGATTCTGATTAGCGTGTTTACTGTTGCTGACATATCTTTTGGTTTTTTGAAATGGTTACATCAAGTTGAGCGGCCATAAGCGCTCCTGACTTTTCAAATTCTCTCTGGCGGTTTAGAGGTGTTTCATTATACATATCAGGACTCCAAGGCCAAAGAGAAGATCTTTTAAAGTGGTGCATTTGAGTAGCTGGGGTAACTGCATAAGCTGCGCTTGCATTCGCCAATTCCTCATTCTCGTAATAGGTTTTAAGATCCTTTTCAACATCATAACCTTTCACTTCTTTCTGTCTTGCGCGCTCTTTGCATATTGCAGCACAACCGGGTCCGAATTCCTTTTCTATTTCTTGAAGTAGTTGCTCTCTATTCATTGTCCTTTTCCTTTTTAGCCTTCGGCTTTATCTCGACTGCTTTTCCAGCCTTTATGATTTCATCTCCACGTTCTTTGGTAGTTTCGATTGTTGCTTTTGCCAGAATGGTTTTTCCTGTGTGCTTATCGACAAACTTTTCAATGATTTTTAGTTTCATATTGATATTTTGTAATTAATTGATTATCAGTATTTGAGTCTCATTTTCTCCAAAGGGAAAACAAAAGTTTTATCTGTACTTAAATGCCCTAATAACTTCAGGGATATATTCTTGAATAATAGATTGGATAAGAACTACAAGTAATCCAATTATCAAAACCAAATATGAAAGCGGATTTAAAGGGTTAAGACCTCTTGAAGTGTAGCGATATCCTGATACAGCATGATACTTTCCAACCTTTATGCTTGATATCTTTAGCCAGAACATCCATCTAAACCAAAGGGTTTGGCTTTTTATGTATTTCTTCTTAAACTCTTTTGGAGTTAATGTTGATTCTTTTCTCATTTCCTAGTCAGTATAAAATGCAAAATCAATGATGCGATTCCCCCGCAAACTATTCCTGTGGTTATAATTGTTAATACTGCGCTCATACTGCATCCATTTCATAAACTTCATACTTCGCTATCTGGGCATCCATCCAAGCGTAATCAAAACTTACCCCGTTGAGTCCAAGAAAATCTCTATGCTTTCTGAATTGTTCTGCGGTGGTGTGTCGCTTATCGCCTAATTGAATATGCTCTTCACGTGTCTGGGCCATTAGGTTTTCTATTCGATCAAGGCTTTTATCTGGATTACCCCCCGCGCCTCTTGGAATTAAATGACAAATATCAACCGCCTTTTTCCCACTTATTTCACTTGGCACGAAATCAGTATCGCTATAACCTAAAGCCTTCATGTAAATCTTTGTATGTGATTTCATATGTGAGTCCAAGATTTTCTGTTTACAATTGAACTTATAACTGAGGCAGCAACTCCATATTTATCACCTATTTCTCTTTGTAGGTAATTTCCAGAGGCATACATTTTTCTTATCTGTATAACATCTGGCTCAAATAATTTAGCACCTCCATTACCAGAACCATTACTTTTCTTTTTAAGTTTTACATACTTTGAAACTACAGTTATTGAGCAACCTAGTTCTTTTGCTAACTCTGGTAATTTCTTACGGTAAGAAGAATATTCTTCATTAATATACTTTGCTTCTTTTGCCGTAATTTTACGGTTAGCAGGACCGTATTTTTTATTGTAAGCAAGTATTGTTTTTTTTGCTCTTTCTTGATAAATCTTTTTTAGTTCAGGTCTATCTAAGTAATATTGTTTGTTCTTTTTGGATAATTTTTTTAAAACTATATCATTAAAAACATACCCTTTTTCACCTCCTGTGGTCAAGTTTAAACAAAGTCTATCTTTCCATTTATTCTTAGCTTTTGAAATCCAATATTTCTCTTTACTACCTGCTAATTTTCTGTTTTCACATTTTTCCAACACGAACCTTCTATAATTTTTTCTACCATATTTTTTAATTTCTTCCTCTAGAAGGTGTCCAGAACCTAAGTATCCTGATTTTTTGCCGTTAGTCATTCCGACATAGAAACTTCCGTTTAGCTTATTTATGGTCATGTAGACTATCATTATCTCAATCCCTTTAGTTTCTCCAACCTTTCGCGGTATGGCTGCTTTGCTTTCTCGCTTGCGTTTCCTAGAATCATATTCTCGTGACTGGTTATTGCCTTATCGAGATTGATTACTGTTTCGCATTGTGAGATTTTCATTTTTACTTTTTAAAAACCCAAAGGCTTGATTTTTGAATTACTCAAGCCTTGTCTGGGTTTGAATTGATTAAGCGCTTTTGGTCAATTTCTTTGACCGCATAGCCTCACGCTTTTCGGCAGCATCCTCTTTTCTCACTCCCTGCTGAGTTCGTATTGTGAGTTTGGAATAATCTTAAATATTAAATTGCCAAATGGCAGAAATGTAAAATCGAAAGGACATAAAATGCCCGTAAAGGAAAGTTGAAGGCGAGAGCCTAAAGGGAAAATTGGTAAAAAGTATTCTTGAAATTTGTTGCCTGATTAACAGGACTTAGGAAGATTGGTAACGAGTATGCAATATGCGAAAACCTTGTGATTTTTCCTAGTTTTTATATGAAAAAGTTTTCGATTAAATTATAGTTTTAAATTAGTTTCCTATCTGCTTAACTCCGAAGTTTTCAGGAAGTTTATAACTGTCTACCTTTCCGTTTGCAGCTAGTGAAACCGCTTCGAGAGTAACTCGTGCTCCGTTTACAATTTGTGCAGCAACAGAAGTAATTGCTTTTGATTTTCTAATCTCTTGTTCCATATCTTCACCTTTGATATTTTCATCATTCAATCGCTCTAATTGCGCGAAAAGGTGATCATTTAAGTCTGATAATTTATTCTTTGCCATGCTCTTTGATTTTATGGGAAATCTCCCAGATTAATTTTTGTGATTTACGTATTGGTTTTGGGAATCTTTGCAATGAGTTGTCAAGCATATTATTCCGCATTGATTTAATTTCTAAGTTTTCTATTTGGCAGTTTAAAGGATTACCGTCCTTGAAGGATAGAATATGCTTATCTGGTATATTCCCATTTTGCTGCTCCCAAATATGCCGGTGCTTCAAAACATATTTTCCTTTTTTAATTCTAATCTCGATATAACCGTCTCTAGTTACTCGCTCGTGTCCGTTGTAGTTTGTATTGTGCGGCTCGTGACCTTTTTTAAAATGGGTTTTTTGTACATTTTTTAAAGATTCTCCGCTTAACCATTCTTTTTGCCGTCTTCCTTTATTTGGCGGTATATCTCCTTTTTTCCGTTGCCCTTTTTTCTTTCTGGCTTCTCTGATTTCCTTAGGTATTTCTAAGCCCAACTGTCTTAATCGAATCATTACACCGCAATAGCTTTTTCCTATCTGCTCACCCAATGGCTTCACTGGTATTTTGAGGTAATTAGCTTTTAAAAATTCATCCATTTCAGGAGTGAAGGTTGTTCGACCTCTAGCCTTGTTGGCTATTCGCTCATACATCAATTTTTTACTTACTTGAAGTCCTGCATCTCTTAAAACCTTTTGAACCGTTGAAGGATGAATATTTAGCTTAGTTGCTATTTCAACACTTGAAAGATTCAAACGATTTTCAACTATGAATTTTAGGTCTGCACCTGATATTCTCCTTCCCATTTCTGAATATTTACACATTACTAAGCGTGTATAAATGCTGCCTCATAATCTTTAATAAACTATGATAGCTTATAGTACTATTCACCTTTTCTAAAAGGTCTTTTTTATACTCGCTAAAATCCTTGTCGAAATGATTATTAAATAAAGCTTCGCTTGCTATAAGCTCCAGGGCTTCTATATCTTCACGCTCTTTTTTATAAGCTGATTTATACTTTTCAATCTGCCTGTGAGAATGTAATACAGTTGAATGATCAAATGGGTTTCCATACTTTTCTGAATAAACACCAATTGTCTCTAAACTTATAGTCGTACATAATCTAGCTAAGTAGTGAAAATGCTGTCTCGCTGCTATTATTGCACGTTTTCTTGAAATTGCAAAAAGTTCTTTTGGCTCAATTTGAAAATGATGGCAAATAATATCTACAATCAAATCTAATTTTCTAGCATCTGCTTTTTTAATTGATAATTTCATTTTCTAAAACTTTTACCTCTAAACACAATCACATTAAACATTTCAAAAAGTCTGTCATAAACCTGGCTGCTGTATTTTTCTCCAAATTGTGCCAGACCTTCATTCACGTCTTCAGGAAACTCGTCATTGAAATTACAGCTGATGTACGTTCTTAATTTCTTCTTGTAACGCTCTTGAATTATGTCATTGAACAGATTTATTTTACCGAAATTATTGGCTATACGCTCAGTAAGCACATCATCAAAATACTTTACTCCGGATAGGACGGTTTTCCAGAATTCATCTTTATCTCTCACATTTTGTTGCGGATCTGCTCCACAGGTTTCGTACATTTTTACAACTTCATTAGCTGAATAACCTCTGAAGGTTATGTTTGATTTCCGTAAGGCAGAATCAAGTGCGTTCATTGTGCTGCTTTTTCCGTTGCCATAACCGCCAATTATTAGCAACCCTTTATCAAGGCTAGGTTTTGAAACAAGAGAAACATTTTTACATCTTACAAAATTCTCTTCGTCACCGATGAAATAATAAATAAGCGGCTTAATATTCTCTACGCATTCAAGCGACTTAGAGTATCTAACCTTTTCATTAGCGAAATAGCTATCACTAAACATTCTCCAGAGCACTTCCTTTGTAAGCTTTACCGGTTCGCGGATTATTTTTTCTTTTGGCTCTAGGGTTTCTTTGATGAAGTTTACCGGGTTCTTAACTGCCGCATAAGCATCCCTTAGGCGAATGGCCTCAGAAACTCGCATACCATTACAAGTTTTTTCTAGATATGCTATATTTTCCTCAGTGATATTATCTAAGTCCAGACTTTTAAAAAACTCATACTTTCTTCTTCCGATTAAATCTTCTGATTTGCTTTTTGCTAAATCTGATAGTTTGTTTTGTAAATTTTCCATTATCGATTTGTTGAGAAGGTTTTAGGTTTAATTGAAGTAAATTTTTCCATTCTTGTAATCCATCCAGAGACAGCAGATTTCCATTTCGCCATTTTTGTTTTTCCTACTAGCCAGTTTTTAGATTCATAAAAATCGATGAACTTTTGAGACTCAATTTTCGCCCTAGATTCGCCAACTTTTTTTTCAATCATAAATTCATAAACTTCAATTTGTGATGGTGGCGTGAAACGCCCTCCCTTTTCTTTAATTCTTATATTCTTTATATTATTATCTTCTTTAGTTGTTGCCCCTTGCCTGCCCTCTGCCTGCCTTTTGCCTGCCGTTTCGCTGCCCGTTTGCTTGCCCTCTTGATCTTCTGATTGTTGAAGTTTATCCCATTTTACTAGGTTTACCACTTGAAATCTGCTTGCCGTATTCCTTGCCACTTCTCCACTCTCTTCAAGTTTTTGCATTGCAGTTCTACATTGCTTAATACTTAGCCCACAACCTTTAGAAAGAGTGCTCCAACTAAGAACCATTGAACCTTTTTTAACCATCAAACCTTTCCATTTTTTGTCTTCATAATTGACTGAAATGAGCAAGTGAATTAATAATATTCGAGCATTTATATCGTCATACCATTCCCATTCAGAAAGACTCCTGTGAAGTTTTATCCATCCTGTGCTCATACTATTTCTACAGTTTTTCAGGTAGCGGAAAGCCTTTAATTTTCGCCACTCGTTGATTAAATAATGCCCATACATCACGCTCTTTGAATTTGAAGTGAACAGTACCTTTCTTATAACATTTGAACTCAAAGAAATCCCAGTCACACCATTTCCCCCATTCAGGGCGTTTAAAAAGGCTGTATTTCTTGCTTGGGTAATATGTATCAGCAAACTCTTTAGCTGATTCTTCTGTGAATGCTGTAGGGCTCCCGTATTTGTTTCCTGATCTATTTAAAACCTTGTTGTAGATTATATCTGTAATGGTCACTCCATTCACTGATAAATAGCAGTTCTCGGTTCTTATGCGGTTGTAATAGCTCAGCATTGAATCCCAACTTTTACCGGTTAAGTAGCAAAGGACCTTGTTGATATCGTCCATTTTATTCTCTGAAGACCAGCCTGTCTCTATTCCTCCACCGTAAGAAACTTTTACCATATCTGGAAAGATGAATTTCTCACCTACCAGATAATGCTTATTAGTTTTGAATCCCGGTAAATTATATCTGTTATCGTGGTGATAACCTGTGATCTTATCAAAAGCCTCAATAACTGCCTTATCCATCGTTTGGCCACGCGTTTGAACAATCATATCCATCATTTGATAAATGTTCTTCTGCGTAAAGGGTATGTGCGTCTGCTGCTCTACAAATTTGTTGATGTCTTCCATAACTTTAGAAGTCACGAACTTTTTAATTTTGAGTTTACCTATAATCCACTCCCAGCTTTTCTTCTGAAGCTCTTTTGAAAACTCTTCTTTGTCAAGCGTTGATTTGCGATGCGTTAATGAGATGCCTATCTGTCCGCCCATTCCTACCGGCTTGATGTATGCGTCTAATCTATTGGCGCGCTCTACAAACTCGTCAAACTCTTTTAAGCTTCCGATATATCGCATTACTATATCTCTTACTTCATCGTAAGGTAAAAGCCCGTCCTGCCCTCCAAATTCTTCATCTGCATCCAAATAGAATCCTTCAAATTTTGTTTGATCTGAAATGACCGGCTTTATTAATTTGATTAGTCCTATGTCGATTCCAGTAGTGCGTTCGGCTTCTGAGAAAACAGGACCCAAATTTGTAGAGCTTCCGTTTTCTTTTATTAATACTTCTAATTGTCTTCTATTTCTAGAGAATGAATTGTTGATAGTTTCCCAGTTGCATAATGCTATTATCTGGCATCCTTCGGGTGCTACTTCATAAGCTTTCAGGATGTGCCTATCTGCGTTACTGAAAGGCGGATTCATTATTATGTAATGAACGTGACTTATCTGCTCTGGCTTGCATTGCAGAAAATCCTCGCCTATCACTTTACATTTAGAACTTAGTATTGCTCTAAGATCTTCAAGTTCTTCAAATGCCAATACTTGTTTTGCTCCTCGTTCGTTTAAGACTTCAACTATATGACCGCTACCGGCTGATGGCTCAAGGAAAACTTTATCTTGAATATCAACTCCGAAAAGCATATCCTCAATTACAGCTTCCGGAGTTGGGAAAAATTCTGAATTGAAAATTGTTTTCATACTAATTGAGTTTTGACAGCCTTAATTGATTTGGCTATAATATTGTTGTATCTGGCTCCGCTTTTAGACACGCTACCTTTATTAACTGCAGCTACAAGGACATTATCTCCTTCTTTGAATTCAGAGAGCACAGCAAGCATTCTGGCTCCGTTAAACTCTATGAATGAAATCTGGTTTCCTTCTTCCTCTAATTGAATTTTTCTTTTTTGGTGACCGGTTCCGTCCGGATCTAATTTTGATATCTCTACGATGGTGCCTGTATAAATTTTCATAGTTATCTATTATTGCGCACTCTCGATTTCTCCCCTACATTTGTCCTGTAGTTATTTGAAATCATTGATGCTTTTCTTGTTAGGATTATTCGGGTTAAGTGAATGCTTTGACGATTTGTGAACGTGTTGGTGGCAGGTTTCACAAAGACAACAGAGCCATTCTAAAAATTCAAGTTCTTTACCAAATATCTTTGTGCCGTTGATCTGATAGAGTATGTGGTGTATTTCTAATCGGATCTTAGCGGCACAAATGATACATTGGAATTTATCGCGGATCTTGACCTTCCTTTTCACTAAGTCCCAGTAAGGATTGTTCTTTAGGGATTTTCGGTAATTGGAAGGCCGGCCGCGTTTATGGTTGAGTCTCCCCACTATTCGTTTGCAGCTTTTTTAAGGCGGTCAAAATAGATTGCGTTCTTATCACAGCTGGTAAGAAGGTCTTCAATCTCGAACTGTGGTATCTCTCTTACTTTTGCCAGTTTCAATTCAGCATCAATAAGAGTATAGTAATAGCGTTTACCATCATAGGGCACTTCCCAGGTTACTGATGGATCAAGATCTATTTCAGTAATACGCTCATTTGCTTCTGCGGCCAATTGCTGAATTTTATTCAAACTCGCATTAACCATTTCTTTAGCTTCTTTTTCAACTTGCTTTGCGCGTTCCAGGTCTTCAAGCTTTTTCATGTGATCTGACTTGTATCGTGGTAGCACGTCCTCAAGTTCTTCGGAGTATTCATCTCTAATTTGCTCCAGTTCAAAATCGTCCATATAACGAGTTGTTGTCAATTTAGAGCCCATTGCTAATAGGTTTGTACTCATAAATACTCTTGCATCCTCCTCTGTTTCAAATTGACCTAATACTGCAGGAACTCGTGTTGATTCCGCTGTAAAAACAATCTCGTTTGGTCTGTAATCTTCTACTACTTTTTTCATGTTACTTAGTTTGTGATAATTCGTGTTTTAGTGATGGGTTGATAAACTCTTCAAACTGGCTTAACCCTTTTTTGAGCCAGTGTTGATATTTGGTCTTTTTACGCTTTCTAGCGTTGTACTCTTGCTTACTGATGCTAGGTTGAAACTTGAAATAAGTCTGGAAACTGTGGTGTGATTTCTTAGTTCCCTGCTCTTCAATCAATCCTAGATCAAGTAAATCACTTACTCTAGCAGAAGCGGTTTGATGCTTCATATTGAGTTTGCGCTCTAATTCAGTAAGTGTTGTATATGGCTTATTTTTAATGTGGTGGAGTACTCTAGCCATATCCGTCTGTAGTTTCCCGGAGGAAATTTGATCTAGTAATGCTTTTACACGTGGTGTCATGTTTTCATTTTTATACCTGTTCGATTTTCCAACCAACAATTGAGTTAAATACATTGTATTCTCCTGCATCATTAGTGTGCTCTCGCCCTCTTAGGTTGTAGTTTACTTTGATGTTTTGACCTGCTTCGAGGTTATCAAGTAATTCAACATTGCCTTGTACAAATTCTACTTTAATGAATTGAGGATATTCTTCTACTGTTTGAAGAATTAACTCTCTTTTTCGGAATCCATTTGCTCCGAAAGTTTCTACAGGTCCAATTTGTTTTACCTGTCCTACAATTGTGTTTTCCATTGTTTAGTTATTATTTGATTGATAAATATTACCGGCTATTTTGAACCGGAAGTCTCTAAGTTCCTTGTAGAGAAATTCTCCAGAACCTTTATTTTGCTTAAATGAGTGGTCAAGCATCCACGCTCCTTTTTTATCGCACCAGTACACTTGCTGTTTAGTTTCTTCAAGCTTCACTCCTTCTTCGAGTTCTACATCTAAATCAATTAGCTGATCACCCTCGTAGATTGCGTTTCCTTCGGTGTCGGGGAAAGGTGTTTTTTCAAGCAAAACAGAATTTTCAATAGGGAAAATGTTTTCCAAATGCTCTGGACTATTTAAATCATTAGTGAAAACATATTTTTCATTAAATCCATAAACAGGAAGGATTCCTTTTGCGGGATGATATACTTTGTATTCAGTTGGCGTGCTCATTTTAATAAGTTGCTTTTAATTCTTTATCTGGAAGCGGGATCTCGTAATTGAACATTTCAAAAGCTAAATCTCTAGCTGCCTTATGGTATTCTTCTTGATCCCAAGTGTTGTTTGAAGTGGTGGACTTCTGCTTCACAATAGGTCTTCCGTTAATGGGGTTAAAAATGAGTTCCCCTGTCTCCTCATCCACTTTTTCCTCGAAGCTTAGATTCTGCTTAAGGAATTCGTGTACCTGGTCTTTTGTCAAAACCTCTCCCCATTCCTCTCTCAATAGATTCCTCCAATGCTCTACAATCACAGCAAAATAGTATGCGTTTTGATCGTTGCTTCGCTTTTTGTAGAATCGCTTAATTGACAGTGTGACTTCCTTACCTTCATACTGAGCAATGGCATCTACAATAACATCACGGTTACGTGTAAACTTTCCATTATGTATCTCTGAGCGTATGTCTATTTTTTTAGGTAAAGGCATCTAGTTCCTTAATTTTATCGTTACGATATTTAATCCCTTGACGAAGTCTTCGCTTCAAATCTTCAATAGCTGCTTCGTCACGCTCAATTTTTAAAATGTGCATGCGGTGCTCAGGTTTTTTAAATCTCGGGTCATAAGAAACCCAATACCAGAAATCAGCGCCGGTCACATACATACTCCCCATAACCTGCCAGAAGTAATTTGAGCAATGTTTTTCAAGGTCTGCTGCATTCTTTACATTAGTCAAGTAGAACAAATGAGTTTTGCTATTTGGCGCTTTGCCCTCGTAGCCACCTTTATATCCTATTCTACCGTCTGGTGTACATCCAACATCATCACCTAACTCAATAAATTCCTGCTCATTACCATACTTTTCAACTTCAATGCCTGTGATCTCCATAAAGTATTCAACTGCTTCAACCTCGTAAGCATTTCCGTGTTGCATTGCTGCACTGGTGAAATGATCACTTTCAGTAGTCAAAGCTTCAACCGCTTTCTCCATTGCGTATGTCTCAGCTCCTTTTGGAAACTCAGCCTTAGATCTATAACCCATTAACCGATGAAATTCGGAAGCTGTAAAACGGCCTCTTCTTTTTTGAAGCCATTGCTGGGTTTTGCTTTCAAGAGAATCTAAGGCCCCGAAGTCGAGACCTTTTGATTCTGATGCAATTTGCTCTGCTATATCTAGAAAATTCATTATCCTAGTTTTTCTACATCAAATAGCATAGTGCTGCCATCTGTTGATTTATTTTGCTTTTTACCTTGGTAAGTAATCTGCACCGGAGTTTTTGGATTAAGGTTTTTTACAGCTTCTACAAGTGTCATTTGGCCTGATAGAAAACACTCCTTCTCGCTTACAAAAACACCGCACTTTACTAACTCACCGTCTTCGCTAGGAACTTCTTTTAATCCCATAAAGAATGCGCGTAATGCCTGACCTTTTAAAGCGGCCCAATCGTCTGCTGACTTGTATTTAAGGTTTAGACTGAATTGTGGTTCTAGGCTACTTAGCTTTCCTAAGCTTTCAGTATCTGGAATAAGGAATGCTACCTCTGTTCCTGCTGCTTTTTTTACTTCTGATTCTTGTGACATTGTTTAAATATTAAATGGTTAATTATTGAGGCACCGCAATTCCTGCGAATACCGTTTCGTTTTGTATTGTTTTAAAAGCGCTATAAGGATAGCTACCTTTTCGTCTAGCGTGTTTCTCCGCTTTCTGGCGGTAGTCTGGATCTGTTACCGGGAATAGAAGTGTTTTGCCTTCTTCCATTCTTTTATCTATACTGATGCGGTTGTCTGTGAAGTACATTTGGTTTATTTTAAATCGGTTAGTTCAACTCTATAAGCTTCTTGAATTGCTTTGACTTCGTTGACAAATCGAGCAATTACATCAAACACAACTTCTTCATTAAAGGTTGGTGGCTCGGCTTTAAAGACTAAATCATTTAAATACGCCAAAGCCTTTTCCTTATCTGGCTTCAACTCTTCAAGACGCTTGGCTTCACGTTCAGCACGTTCCTTAGCTTCCTGTTCTGCCTTTGCTTTGGATTCGGCTGCCTTTTGTTTTCTATGATCTTCTCTAGCCTTAGCGTTAACCAATTCCGTTTTAGCTTCCTGAATAAAGTCTTCAAACTCTTCAATGTCCATCGCGTAAACATCATCGTGGAATTTGTCAAGCTTCAAGTCAAGTTCCTTGTAGATGAATTCCATTTCTTCGGTTGATTTAAAGCCTACTTCTTCAAGTCGATTGCAACGGATTTCAAATGTTTTTTGATGACGGGCTTCTTCTGCTGCTTTAAATTCTTCTCGCTCTTTTCTCAATTTCGCTTCCTCTGCTTCGCGCAGTTTTTTAGCTTCTGCATCTGCTTTTTCTCTTGCTGCACGCTCTTTAGCTTCCTGATCTGCCTTAGCCTTTGCTTCGGCTTCGGCTTTAGCGCGAGCTTCTTCCTGCTGTTTTTCAAAGGCTGCTTTTTCTTTCTCAAGTTTTTCGCGTTCTACTCTAGCCTCTTCCTGTTCAGTCAAATATTTTTCACGTTCACCTATCTGAGACTTAAGTAGGTTTCTTTTTTCAGCCCAATCCATTTCAAACTCTTCCAGTTCTTCACCGTCTTTAGCTACAATAGCATCAGCTAATTCTTGTTTAACTTTTTGTAGGCCTGCAAACTTTAGATCAGAAATAGTTTCCTTCCATTTTGAATAAGTTTCATTGATTCCTCCCAGAATCTTATCCTTACGCTCCTGCTCCTGACGTTCTTTCTCTGCTTTCTCACGCTCTTTGATTTCCTCGTAGCGTCTTACTTCTTCCTGTTGTTTGGTTTCGTGAGGAAGAGTGATGTCAATAAGTTCTTGAGAAGCTTCAGCAACTTTTGTTCTGAAATTTTTCAGTTTTGAAGCGATAGTTTTCTCTTGTTTCTGCACATCTGTTCTAGCCGTAACAAGAGTTGTTCTAGCTTTTTTTGCCTCCTCGTAAGTTGAATTGTCTTGAATTGCTACATAAGGATTTTCCTTTACGATTGCGAGTTGCTTTTCCTTCCATCCTTGAAGCTCTGGTAAAAGATTAGCTTCTAATTTTGCCAAATCGATTGTTTGGTCTTTTTCTAATTCTGCGATTGCTGTACTCATTCTTAATAGTTATTTTGGTTAAAAAACATTGATTCTGATAATCCGAATTCTGCGTAGGGATCTAAATATTCTTGTTCTGGCTGATCTTCTCGCTTCTCAAGTTTCTCAACCGTTTTATTCATTAATCGCTGTAAGGCCAGGCGCTGCTCTTGGGTAGGTTCAAGCTGATTCCAGTTGCTTCCGTAATTGTGTCCGAAATCCTCTATGGTAACATTGTGACCGGTAACCATTTCAGCATAAAAGCTCATTTCGTATTGATTCAGTTTAGCTGTGAATCCTACAGTCTCTAGGTCATTGCCTGTATCAAGCTCAGCCTTTTTTAAAAGGTTTATAAAAACTGAATCTTTCATAGTAGATAGATTTGATAGATCAGGAATAAGAAAAAGGCAAATAAGAATCCCATTATTACACCTAATTGCATTCCTGCAGATTCTCCTAAATCATAGCTCTCAACATTGAAGTCTCTAGAATTTGTTTTATGCTTGCTCATTAGTTTGAATTTTTGCCTCTTTAAAGAGTTGATTTATAAATTGTTTCTCCGTATCGCTGGTATCAGCTAATCGTTTACCATTAACTAACCATCTTCCGTTTTCCATTCTGGCTTCTAACTTGAGTCCTTGACAGTTTTTTGAACTCTTCTGCGTAGTAAGCTGTGCGTTGTTGCTCATAAGACATTGTTTTTGGTTTATCTGCTTTTTCAGCGATAAGAGCCTGTAAGTCTTCAAGAGACAAATGGTCTTTTGCTATTTGCAGATAAGGATTCATTATGCTAGAATTTGATTTTTATAAGAAGCGGAAACCAGACTAAGCTTGCAGTCTGTACCGGTCTTAGTGAAAAGGTTCTTCTTGTGGTGGTTTAGCGTGATAACAGTAATGTGAAGTGCGTCTGCAATCTCATAATCTGTACAGCCTCTAGCAGACATATCTATGATTAGAAGATCTCTGGTGTTTAGTTCTGCACCATTAATCTTTAAAGATTTATTAGCGAAAGCCAGTGATGGACAATTCTCAATGTGTCTAAAATTTTCAGATGGTTGTAGTTCACCATTTTTAATATCTGGCTTGTGATCTAAACCACCCCACATAAAGTAAGTGTATAATTCAACTTTGCGTACAGTAGTAAGCGTAATACCTTCCTCTTTCTCTAATACTTTGAAGAATTTTTGAGCGGGCTTATCTTTGTAAAACTCATTAAGAATTAAAGCGAAATAAGTTGCTTGAAGTTTTTTAAATGGATAGCACTGACCACTTTGAAAGAAGCGAACTGTCATATCTTTTTTAATGCCTACGAATTCTAAATCAATAGGATTCTTTAAATCTAGGCCTGCAATTACAGCTTGTGGTAAGTTTACGGTTGTAGTACTTTTGTGGTGCATAATTTGAAAATTTAATAGTGAATATTTGAGATTTATGTGTTTGCCTTGTAGCTCCAACTACAGGGCTTTTTTATGCGGATTGTAAGGATTCAACAAACTGCTTGTTGGCCTCGATTGCTTTTATCTTTTCATCTTTATAATGCTGAGCACATTTTTTAATCAATGATTCGATGTGCGGAATCTCTCTTGAGTTTCTAAAAGAATAACCAACCATTGCTTTGAGAGTTTCTTCATTCTTATAGCCGTGACTGAAATTTGTCTCATTTGCGTAGTCCACTATTTTCTGAATGTGCTTTGCTCCTAACACTTTTCTAATCGCCCTAGCCGTTCTTTTATCTATCATAGCAATCTGTCAATTTGAGATTGGTTTAATTGTTTTACATTTGTCAAACACTTTGTTTGTGTTTTGTTATCACAAATATAATCACATTTTTGTGATTAAAGCACAATTAAGTCACATTTTTCAAATTTTAACGTTTTCAAGTCACTTTTTTATGACTAGTAGTGAATTAAAGATCAAAAGAGAAGCTGCGGGGCTTAGTCAAGAAGAATTGGCTAATTTGGCAGGAATGCATAAGAATACTATTTACAACTACGAGAACGGGAGTAACATTCCTCCAAAGAAAATCACAATTTTAGAAAAAGCTCTGTCACAAAAAAATAATATTGAATCACAAAATTATATTTCTTCTGTGCCGGTTTATTTTTCTAGTGACTCTGATGATATCTATAACACAAATGGTAACAAATTCACGGAAAAACCGGACGGAAGCTTTGATATTGAAGTTGATTTAATTCCTTTCGATGCTTATGCTAGTTACCTGGAAAGCTTAGAAGAAGCTGGTATTCATTCAGATTTTGAAAAGGTTGTTTTTAATGTTGACCGTTACGGGAGAGGCCATTATCAAGCTTTTAAGATTAAAGGTGAAAGTATGAATGGAGGAATGATAAACGATGTTCCAGATGGAGCTTTAGTTTTAGCTAGGGAAATAGGTAGGCATCTTTGGAAGGATGGGTTTCACGATGCTAATCACGGCTTTATTATATTGTGTAAAGACAGTATTTACCATAAGGATATAGTTGATTTTAATAAAGAAAATGGCGACATTATTTGTGAAAGCCGAAACAATAGCCGTGAATTTGTAAAGCGATTCACTATTAATCTAAACGACGTTTACCAAATATTTAGAATTATAAAAAGACAGATGTAAAATGAAAAAAATAATCACAATTTTAAGTTTAGCTGTGTTATTTATTAGTTGTTCAAGTGATGACAGCGAAATACCAAACAGAGACGTAACCGTTTTAAACTCATCAACCTTTGTTTCCGAACAATACGTTAATTCAGATAATGAAATAAGATTGAATGCAATTAAATTTCTTGCGGACGGTAAAATTACTTACTTCAAGTCTGATGAATTTTACAATAAAATAGAATTGAGTGAAATAGATTTCGGAAGGTATGATTTGAATTATCCAAAAATATCAAACATAGCTAATGTGAATATTTTTTCTGAAGAAGAAATTACCATAGAAAAAGATTCAGAAGGGTTAATGTTTTTTGTAGCTGGTGGTTTGCGATATGAGTACGAAATAATAAATTTTAAATAGCAATTACTTCACTGAGCATAAGGATAAGCCCGGTGCTCAAATGCTTAAAAAACGATTACTGAATCGCATACCAAATCGAATACTATAACACGATTTTTTTAAGAATAACACGCTGCAAACCTAGTGTTTACGTTTCAAACTATAAGCTTAGCGGATTCATAACCCGGAGGTCGGGGGATCGTGCCCCCCTCTCGCTACTTGATAATCAGGCAGTTACATTAATTTGTAGCTGCCTGACTCATTAAAGGTACAACATAGGTACAACTTTAACATTTTTAACACTTGAAAATGACCGTGTTCTACCAATCTAAATCAATTCAATTCAAAGTTAATTTCCCTCTATTTTTCTTCTGAAATAGCTCACTTTACTTTTATACAAGTTCAAAAACCTGGTGTTCTAATTAAAATCAGCAAACTTTTTTCTTCTTTTCTATACTAAAATGACGTTTTTAAGCTCTTTGCTGGGGTCTGAATTAAAACTTTCTCAGAATTTAAATGTTGATAAGTCTACCAATCTTAAAAGAGATCCATTTAATTTATACTCTATTGTGAATGAATAATTTCAATTGATATCAAATTATATGGTTTTCGTTTAATCCATTTTGTGTATAAAAATGAGTTTAGTTTAAGCCTCTAAACTAAACTCCTACTTACTTTTATCTAAGGAATTCTATAAAAAAGAAACAAAGCGCTTTGTTCAGTATTCACATTAAAAACGAATATTATGAACACGATTAAATTAGACGAAAGGCTGGAGCGAATTGAATCGCTTCTGCTCGCCCAGAAAAAAGTACTTACTATTGAAGAAGCCTGCGATTATACAGGTATGTCTCGCAGCTACCTTTACAAATTAACTTCTACCGGAGCGATACCACACTGCAAACCCAGTGGCAAACTCATCTATTTCGATATTGATTTGCTAAATGAATGGCTTTTAAACAATCAACAAGATTCTCATTTTCAAATTGAAGATAAGAATCGTAGTACAACTTCTAAGAAACGTTGATTAGTTCAATTTACACCCCATCTCACGGATGGGGTGTTCCTTTTTCATTTAAAATACCTTATTATGAAAGCCATACCATATATACGTGTAGGAACCTCTTATTACAAATCAGTTAAAGCACCTACTATTGCAGGTCACTTTAATGAATTCTTAATTCCCTGGAGTATTGAAACTATAAGACAGGATCATGGTAAAACCTATTTAAGTAAAATACTAAAGTATGATGGGTTTACCTGTATTCCCAGTCATACTGATTTTAAACCAGCATACTACCATTTTTATAATACCTACTCTCCGCTTAGCAAAAAACCAAAGGAAGGAACCATAAGTTACACTCAAAAATTTATCAAGCATATTTTTGGAGAGCATTATGAGTTAGGACTGGATTACCTGCAACTACTTTACTTGCGGCCAGTTCAGATACTGCCGATTTTATGTTTGGTATCACGAGAACGTTCCACCGGTAAAAGCACCTTCTTAAAATGGTTGAAAATCATTTTTGAAAACAATCTCACCTATCTGACTAATGACAGTTTTACCAGTCAGTTTAATGCAGATTGGGCAAATAAACTGCTAATCTGTATTGATGAGGTGCTCTTTAATAAAGAAGAACTCACAGAACGAATCAAATACCTGAGCACAACCAATATCAATATGCTTGAAGCGAAAGGTAAAGATAAACGAGAGGTTGAGTTTTTTGGAAAGTTTATACTCTGTAGTAATAATGAGGATAATTTTATAAAGATAGATGGAAACGAGACCCGATTTTGGATTCGAAAAATTCCAAGGGTTGATCAGGAAGTAACCAATTACTTAGAACATCTAGAAGCTGAAGTCCCAGCCTTTCTTTACTTTTTGAAGCATCGTAAAATCCATTCGAAGCATGCTACCAGAATGTGGTTTCATTCGAGTCAAATTAGAACAAAAGCATTAACCCGATTAGTGCTCCATAATCGAAACCGGGTAGAAAAAGAACTTGCTGAGATTCTGCTTTTGGCATTGGATCATTTCAATCTTACTGAAATTGATCTCTGTCCCATTGATGCTTTGAATCTCTTGAGTAAAACCAGAATCAAAACAGATCTTACTCAATTGAGAAGGCTGCTTAAAAAAGATTGGAGGATCACTAACAAATCTAATACGCTTTGCTACCAAAAGCTGCTGATGTGGCAAGACGGATCACTTCAGTTTACCGAGGCTAAAGGAAGGTATTTTACCATCACTAAGGATTTTCTAATTGAAAATTTTGATGCACTGATGAATGATGAAGCTGAAGATTAG